GGACTCGTACGCATACCGCAACAGCGACAGCGACAAAAACCATCACGAGATCAGCGACAGCTACAGGAACAGCTACAGAAACAGCAACGTTAACTGTTACTCCGACGGCGACAGCAACACTTACTACGTCGGAAACAAGCACGCCAACAGCCACAGCAACGGAGACACTCGCGGATGTATGTTGGTGTTATCATAACGCTAGTAATCTTTCCCAAGCTACAGCGCAATCAAATCTAGGGGCTGGAAGTGACTTTTTTAAATTATCAACGGAAGCTGTACCGGATGATTTAACAGGAGAATTAACCGCGGGAGATTGTGTTTATTATTCGTATAATGGAGTTAAATATTTTCACGAAGTAACCTCAGTAGGTCCAATTTTGCCCCCCGTTTCGCAGGGGGTATATAAAGTATATATTAGTCCCAATTTACAATCACTCTTACCACAAAATACAATTATATGGAGGTGCGCGAGGCCCACAAGCACAGCAACAGCGACGTATACCGCTTCTCACACACTTACAGTAACTAGAACCGCCACGGGGACAATTTCGCATACCCCCACGCTTACCGTCTCTCATACGCCGACGCTTACGGCTTCTTATACCCCCACTATTTCAGCAACTGTTACAAAAACTAGCACGCAAACGGCAACTCGTACGGCTACGCAAACCGCAACTAGTACGCAAACGGCAACTCGTACGGCTACGCAAACAGCAACTAGCACGCAAACGGCAACTCGTACGGTTAGTCATACAGATACACCCACGCTATCTCAAACACCCACAGTTACCGTATCCGGCACTGCCACAGCTACAGCAACCGCAACATGTTGTCAGCCTCAAGATAAATGGCAAGCGGGAGATGTATATAGTCTTGATGATTTACGTTGGTGGGAGTGTCCATCTTGGGATAATAGTTGCTACGAGCCATCAAATAACGCTAGCGGCGGCTCGCATAATAACTGGGTAGCAGGGTATACGTCTTGGGAAGACGGTGACGTCGCGCTTTATACTACTAACGCCGCTGGTAGTCGGCAGTGTTGGAAAGTTGTTGATGAAGATATAGTTAATGGTGCTTCTATGACTGCTCCATATGATGACGGGTTAGGCGGCACCGAAGGAGGTTGGGTAAAAGTCTATTGCGCTGAAGAAGAAAGGTGCTGGCATGTTACTTCTTCTGCGGCAAATGGTAGCCTTAATCCTCCACCTGAAGAATTAGATAGTTGGGCCGAGTGTCCATGCTGTACCACTAGGACATTTACTGCGACAGGAACTGCCACCAGCACCCTTTCCGCAACGCCTACGCTTACATCAACGCATACAGCTACTTCAACGGCTACAGCTACAGCTACAGCGACCGTAGATGGAAGACTAAAATATGGTTGCAGATGTTCCGCGCTGGACCCAAGTAATTGTTGGCCCTCGGACCAAATTTATGGAATCGGGGCTAATCCGGCCTTGGGCCACGCTCCTCATTTATCCGTAATTAAAGTGGGCGGGATATGTATTAAAATTATAGGTTTTCAGACCGCGGGAGCGAGTAATCTAAACTATACTTGGGACGGAATTACCTATACCGATTGCTACGATTGTACTGGAACAACTGCTACATTCACTGCAAGCGCAACGCCTACAACAACTAAAAGTGAAACGCCTACGACAACAGCTAGTCACACCTCCACTTCGACCACGACGGCGACAGCGACGGCAACAGCTACGTCAACCGCAACTAGCACGGGTACGAGTACGTCGACCGCTACAACTTCATTTACGCCGACAGCGACGGCGACTGAGCCATATGAAGACTGCGAGGGAGGCGCTGATCCTGAGTGGACTTGGGCAACATACTATAATGTTGATGATTATGTGTGTCATGACGGTAAAGCTTGGAGCGCAACGAGAAATCATACGGGAGGAAGCCCTCCAAGCAATTCTAATGGAAATTGGGCATGGCAAGAGTGGAGAGACGTCTGTTGCTCAGTATACGACGAATAAGGAAAAATATAATGGCTAATAAAAAAACAATTAAATACTGCAACGAGCCCCCGGCTCTTACAGGGCATATCAATCCAGATGATATGAGGAGAATCTTTGGCAAAGTCATTCCTCTACAGGCGCCGAATAACCCAGTTAAGCCTATAGAGTCTACGTGCTATTATCTATTTAAGGCGGGAGTAGACTGCTTAAGAATTAATGAAGCGCAAAATAATACAAAGGCGTGGTACTATACAAGCCCCAGTATTGAAAAATATATAGGTCACCCCTTTTCTTGGCCGCTTGCTAAGGGCCTAGTAACTGATCAAAATATTATAAATATGTTAGAAAATGGGCTTATGCCTACAGATATGTGGTTACGCTGCGAAAACTGTAATGCATATGATCACTATACTATAATGCTCTATTATAAAAAAGTTACTACATCGGTAATCCAAGACCCATATGGTGAAATTCCTCAAGCTGTCTCTTGTCCCGGGGCGTGTATTCCACCGGATGCCCCACAAGTTGGAGATTGGATCAGATCGGGCGCACATCATATGTGCCCCAATTATTACAAGCTTAAACCTTGCGTAGACTGTGCGGGGTATTATAGTAAGATTGGGGAAGAGGCGGGAAAACTTGATTTAAACCAAGAGTATTATATATCTTTACCGTCTAATCAGACTTTTAGCGCGCTTTATCCATTCGTAAGGGTACCTAAATGGTTTAATTTATATGATTATGGTAAATTTTTAGGGCACTCCTCTGATTATATGTGTTTTTCGTGGCACGACACTGGAATACAATATGGTGGAAAAAACTTTGTCCCCGTTGACAATACTGGAAAGGCCGTTGACGTTACAGCTAAATCTTGGAATCATGATCCTAATCATTTTCATGGAGCAAAAGGCCAGCTTCGTGCGGGTGGAATGTACGCGATGAAAACCTGTTCGGATTGCCTTAATGAATCGATATTTATAATAGAATTTTGTGGATACTCCTGCTCTGCCGATGATCTCATTACTGCTTATAACGGGGCCAATTTGGTTTCCAGAGTGAAAGCGTGGAACGCGCTGAAATGCCTCAAATCGGGCGCCCTAAGGATAGTCAGGGCTGCACCAACGCCGAGCAGGATAGCGTATGGCAAACTAAATGATGGTAAATATTATTTGAGTCAAGCTAGGTCCTCGGATCCCACCAAGCCCACTTTCGATTGCGTAAGGTTAAGGTATGTTCCTTGCCCAAATATAATGATCAGACAGTGGGCTAATTATTTTTATAATGATGCAGCTAAACAACTATGGTATGTTTCTGGTCAGTTCAATTATGCTTTTAAATCCTACATATATCGCCATAGTTTTCCAACATTTTTTTATCCAGATTGTTGTTCATGTCGAGATGCAGGAGGAGCGTTGGGACCAAAGACGAGGTGTCCGCCGAAGGCCCCGCCAAGGCCTCCCATGCCGCCGCCACCGCCACCCGGCAAACCGCCACCGCCAATCGGGAGACCTGTAGCGCCCGTTAATCCTCCCGTCGGTAACCCCAATAATGGAGGTGCACCAGTGGAGATGCCGGCGAATACTCCCGTTTATAAAATAAAAGTAATTGAAACAAGTACTGGAAGTCCATTTTATATTTGGACAGACACTCTTCCGCAGCCAGCTGATTATAGAACAAGCGCTAATACGTCCATTTTTACTAAGTATCGTGGTTATTATCTATGCGCTCTAAAAAGCACGGGAAGAAGGGGCACTGATAATTTCTGGATATTTGATTGGACTTGCGCTCAATTTTATCTAGATAAGAATTATAAAATTGTGTACACCAAGCTTGCGAGCCCAGCTAGACTGGGAAGTACGCCAAGCGCGGCATACTGGGAATTTGCCACGGAAGACATTTATGCTACTTGCGGTGAGTGCTCTAGCGCAAATGTGGGGACTTGTCATGGAACGTGTTAATTTAGTAGTAATTTTAAGTGTATATAATAAAGTATGAAGGTAGTAGACATAGCAAATGAGATATGGTCAGAGTTAGGGTCTCCTTCCACCTTATCTATTCCTCCAATAGCTTTTTGGATCAGATCTAATGTGGGCGAGTTAAATTCTCGTATAGGGCAAGATTTTTACATAAATCCTGACGATTTTGAGATTAAAAGGACACACAAGGATAAAACTGGCTCTGATGTCGTAGTTGAACTGGGGGAAGATGAAAAAGCTATACTTAAAAAAATGTATTTAATTCATCATTATGATGTAAAATTAAGAGAGTCTCTTGGGGCAGCGTCTACGGATAGCTGGGTTGAGATCTCATCCGATGGAACGTCTGTAAGGAGGGTTAATAAAATTCAACAAAGTCAAACTTATCAAGTAGCCAAAAAAACAGAAATGGAAGATTTAGAAAAGCTGGTTCATGCTTATAGAATCGCATGCGCTTCTCCGATACAGGTTGCAGGAGACGATACGACAGCAGGAAATTTTGGTGGAGAAGATACTCACACCATCAGAAGTAAAGACGTTATATAATGGCAGATTTATTATCTAATACGGACAAGACATCTTTTCAAAACTCTGTTTTGGATTTGTTTGATACTTTTGGTCGAGTTATTACAGTTCATAAAGAGCCACAAAAGAAGGTAACCTCTTCAAATCCCGCGGGCGCAGTTTTACCGGGGTACAAAAATACGTCCAACGTCGAAAATATAGAATACGTTCCTGTCTCCGCCTCGTTTACTGCCATGGTTCGCTATCAAGATAAACAGGGGGTTGAGTTAGAGGGTGAGGCAGGAATAGGAATTCCTGTGGGAAAAGTTTCAATTAAAGTCAAATCGGACGCAAGAGATTATATTGATAATGGCCGTACTCAAAAAGTAGAAATCGATGGAAAATCTTTCAGGGTCGCCAGTAACGCATCTATAAAAGACCATTTTGGATTAAAGCTGTATGTTTATCATTTAGAAGAGGCTGGATAATGCGCAGGCTAAACAAACAAAAGCTTAAAAGAAAATTTATGAAAGTCCTCATGCAGGACAAGGGCGGTAAGGTAAAAAGCGCAGCGTACAAACAGGCAAAAATACAATTTGAAAAAAAGAAAGAACAAATGCTTAAGGCGTTTGATAACCACCCGATAACAAGAGAATTACAATCGGGCCCTACGGGAATGAATATTTCTAAAACCCTAGGGGGATATGGTAATTTATATAGTTTTATAGGTTTTGATTCAGGGCAAGATCCGATAAGCGTGGTTCGGCAAGCTCTGCAAATAGACACTAGATTAATTAGGAAGGGAGTGCTTAAAAAAGCTAATAATAATAAAGTAATATGCTCCTTTGAGGTTAGAATACCTAGCAAGGGAGAACTAGGCAAGTTGACACCGATGCCTTGGGAGCCCGGGAGTTGGTTATTAAAAACAGAAAGAGGTATATCTGGTTTGGGATATTATATCTATAAAAAATATATACAAAAAAGTCGTTCGGGCACGGGTGCACAGGGTAAAAACAAAATACTTGGTAGAACGATGTATAGAAGAACTAGTTATATAAGTGCAATTTTAAATACATTTAAGAAGGGAATATGAAAACTCAATACGAAAATAGGGTAATGTCTAGTTTTTACCTGTGGTTTGATCATCACCTTTTAGATAAGGGGGAAGCTTATACTAATCATAGCTCTAAATTTTACCCCGTGGGAACAACCTATTATGGGTATACTTCATATGGCGCCCCGTACAAACAATTTGTGAATGACTCCTCTATAGCTGGAGCAACGGTAGCTGACGGAGTGTATATTAGCGGTACAACCGCCTCGGACTTTAAAAATACTGGAGAGTATCCATTATATGACATTAACTATGACCAAGGGCAAGTATATCTAAGCGGTGTCATAGCTGATGATGCCGTTGTAAGTGGCAGTTATGCCGTAAAAGATTTTAATGTATATTTAACCAGTAAAGCCGAGCAGGAACTGCTTTTCGAAGACAAAATTAACTTGCGTGAGGCGACAACTCAAATAGAGACTGGTCTAGCTCCAGAAGCGGAAACATATCCAGCAGTTTTTCTTAAGAATAACGGCGGAGAGAACGAGCCATTCGCTTTGGGGGGCGAAGACAGAACTGAAATAAATATTAGAGCGATAGTCCTCGCTGACTCACAATTTAACCTAGATGCAGTCTGCTCAGTGTTCAAAGATAGTAATAAACTAAACGTCCCATTAATAGACGATGATTTTTATCCATTTAATGCGTTCGGCGGACTAAAATCTGGTGTATATAACTATGTGGGAATGACTAATTCGATACAAAACACGGTATTTATTAACTCTGTGGAAGTATCAAGGTTTAGTTTGGGTTATATGGAAAATTTAAAAAATACTAACCCAGACGTATTTAAGGCAATAATAGATTTTGAGTTAGAGGCGTACCGTTTTCCTCGAGCGAGTTAAAACGGGTAAGAAGTTCCCAAAACTAATATTAAACTGTAAAAAAATAGAAGGAATTATAGTACTATGGCCAGAAATAGAATCATTTATCAAAGTCAAGCTCTCTATGCGGGCCCGAAGAAAGACGGCGCTAACTGGAGACAAGAGACAGGGGCGACTTATGCTCCTAAGCAATTACATCGAATCCAAAGTGTTAACTACAACTTTGATGTAGCGAGGCAAGATGTCAATCAATTCGGTAACCTAGCTGCGATTGACCGTGTAGTCTTGGAGAGTCCTACCGTCGGTTTGGATTTTTCTTGGTACACGTGCAGCTTTTATAATGAGTCGGTAATCGGACTTAAGGTAGCGGATACCTTGACTTCGGCTTTAACCGATATTCTCGACAATAATGCTGACGAGAGAAATTACTACGTGCGTGTTGTTAAGGCGGGTTCAGACGTAAATCATAACTCTACCTTATTAACCGGTGACGGCGGTAACGGTTCAGAAGTAGAATCAACCGTAATTGGTATCGGTAACGGCTTCTTATCTTCATATACTTTAGAAGGTGCCGTGGGTGGACTTCCAACTGCTAGCGCTAATGTAGAAGCGCTGAACATGAAGTTCATGTTCGGTACCGGTGGTCACGTAGACCAAGTTATGCCCGGAGGAGGAGATAGAGACGAGGCATTCGTGCTTGCTCCTCACGTGAACCCAGCAGACGGATCAGCAAATACCGATAAGTATTATAGCTTGCCAACAGGTTATACCAGTCACGTTCATCCCGGTAACGCGACAACCGCGCTTAAGCCCGGCGACATTACCTTAACCATCCCGAATCCGGGTGGTGGTGTTGATATTGTTGATGACCAAAAGATCCAAAGCTTCAATATTAGCTTTGATATGGCTCGTGAGCCGATTAACAAATTGGGTAGCCGATTTGCATTCGCAAGAGAAATTACCTTCCCGATTACTGTCTCCATGTCGTGTGACGCAATCGTGGGTGATTTCAAGTCCGGTGCGCTATCGAATATTATCGATTTGGACAGCAGCCACGATATCACTGTTGAAATGAAAAAGGGCTCGACTTCTCATATCGCTGCCGTCCTTAAGGGCGCCAAGCTTGATAGTCAGTCCTACAGTTCGTCGATCGGTGACAACAAGACTGCGACGCTTTCTTGGAGCTCTCAGATTGGCTCGTCTTCTCAAACAGACGTCGGTCTCTTCTTGAGCGGCGCGTCAGTAAGCTAAGACTAAGTAACAATTAATCTAACAAGCCTCCCATTTTGGGGGGCTTTTTTTTATAGATAATGCCCATTTTAATGTATAATATTATGAGGTAAATGTTTTATGGAAGGGAACAAGGCGAAAGAGTTTATTAAATTTCATCACAAGCGCAAGACTATTAACTTGTGCAAATCTTTTTTGTTTCTTATTGAAGACGCTAAGGATAAGGGGGAACCCTTGAATAACGACTCTTATCAAAAAATTAGAAAAAGAGTCTTAGATTTCGGTAACGATACAATAAGAGAATTCGAAGAAACTATGGATGGGTTTGATATAAACTTTAATAAGGAATAATTATGAAAAAACTATATGAATTTAAATTACCTAATAAACAAAAGATAAAAGAAACTACTACAGAAAAAAACGATCAAGGTCAGGAGGTATCAACCACTACGGAGGTAGAAAAAACCGTAGACAGAAAGTTTTTTATTAAAAGACCGACGAGAAGACTATTTGATGAAGCCGAATTATATTATGGGGTTAAGTTATCGGAAGGTATTAAGGCGGGGCTACTTACTAGAGCTTTATTAGCGAAAAGATTTAGTAATGATGGTGGCGTACTAGGCGATAAAGAGAAAGAGCAATTTCAGGGATTATATGAAGAGTTGTTTGAAAAGCAAGTTGAACATCAAGCGCTTTCTTTAAAAACAAAGGAAGAGAGAAGCGCAGAGGAAAACGAAAAATTCGAAGAGCTACAAGACTGGCTGAAGGAAGCTAGGGCAAGAGTGCAAGAATTCGAAATGCAGCAGTCTTCTCTCTATGACCAAACCGCAGAGAATAGAGCTCGAAACAAAACCATTCTTTGGTGGGTATTGTATTTAAGTTATTCTATTGACGATCAAGATAATGAGACCCCTTTCTTTGGGGACGGAGATTTTGACTCTAGAATTTTAAAATATGATTCTTATGAAGAAGAGGAAGAGGATTTTAATTTAGATGTAATTAATAAATTCTTTTATTATATTAGCTTCTGGTATGTAAGTAAGACTAGTGATCCAGAACAGTTTATAGAGCTAATAAAATATGCTGAACAAGCGGACTTAATAGAGCGCGAGCAGGAAGGGGAAGAGCTCTCCCCCGAAGAGGAGACCGAAGAAGAGGCTGAAGCGGAGACCGAAGAAGAGAAAAAAGAGGAGCCCGACGAAAAAGAGGGTGAATAAAGCATAGTACATTCCGCCCCCGTAACAGGGGGCTTTTTTGTTATGAGTAAACCGACACAAACAGAATTAAAAAGTCTATATTTCGATATATTGAACGGTTATACAAAAATAAATAATACACCAATCGGTACGGTTTATTCCAAGCACCTTAACGTTTTCGACTCCATATCTACCGATAAAGAACAAGAAAAAGCTTTAACAAAAGCAAAAAAGCTAGGTCTACCCACCGAAAAAGAGCAAACGATTTATTTAGAAAAAGAAGGCTTGTGGTCAGAAGCGGAAGAAAGAAAGATATACGAACTAAAAGGAATGTTAAATACTCTTGGCGACACGAAAGCGAATTTGTTTTTAAAATCTCAAATAGTAGAAATAGATAATCAAATAGAAGAAGCTCAAAATGAAATATCCTCATTAGAATTAAAGAAAAAGGAGCTCGTGGGGTTAACTGCTGAAGCTTACGCGGCTAAAAAAGCTAATGAGCTTTATATGCTTCAGGTTTTATATAAAGACAAAGATTTTAAAGAGTCCGCCCTGCCCGAAGAAAAATACGATTCATTAACTGACGAAGATATGACACGGTTATTGGCTACGTATAACATGGGGGTTAGTAACTTAACTATAGACAACTTAAAAAGAATAGCTTTGTGTGGATTTTTTGTTAACTTTTTTTATCTATCCGAAGATAACCCTTATATATTTTATGGAGTACCAATTGTTAAATTAACTTATTACCAATCTGAATTATTTGCTTTCGGTAGGTATTTTAAGCATTTGGCCTCCGAGGCGAAGAGTAAGCCCCCAAGAGAAATGATGGAGGACCCCGACAAGCTAGCTGAATTTTATGAGATGTCTAAAAAAGCTGAAGAGTTTATGGACAAAAACGATGGCCGGAGTAGAGAGGGCGCAGAAAATGCTGCAACCAGCCTTGTGGGCGCCACCGCTGAAGACTTAGAGCTTTTAGGCATGGGCCCACAAGAGGGAGACGTAGACTTGATCGACTACGTGAAAAGCAAAGGTGGCGTTGTAGAATTAGATGATATCATGAAATTACACAGCTAATATACCCAGAAAAAAGTGTAATAAATAGATAAGGTAAAGGGTATATGGCACGATCAGATTCTGATATAATTGTAGATCTTAGGCTACGCGTTGATAAGGCAGAACGTGAATTGGCGCGTTTTGCTAAAAAGGCTGAGCGAACCCAAATAAACCTTAAGGGTATAGATCACAGAAAATTTACCCAACCTCTCGGTAAAATCACCGGTTCTGTTTCAGAATTTAACAAGTCTCTTGAAGCTTCTAATGCTCGTGTTATTGCCTTTACTGCTTCTGCCGGAGTTCTATTTACTGTTACTAGAGCGTTTTCTGAAATGGCTAAGGCCGCAATTGAAGTAGAAAAAACTCTCGCTGACGTTAATGTAATCCTTAATCAATCAGAAAGAAACCTTAAGAAATTCGGAGCCGGGCTTTTTGATATAGCCAAGAAGACTGGCCAAAGCTTCTACGAGGTGGGCGAAGCCGCTGGAGAATTTGCTCGTCAGGGTTTATCCATGGAAAAAACCCTTACTAGAACGAGAGACGCTCTCATTTTAATGAGATTAAGTGGCATGGACGCTCAATCTGCCGTGAACTCTCTTACAGCAGCTATTAACAGTTTTAATAAGTCCGCGCTTACTTCTACCGAGATCATTAATAAAATGGCAAATGTTGACGCCGCTTTTGCTGTTAGCACAAATGACCTAGCTGAAGCCATTAGGCGTGTCGGCGCTAGCGCAGAGGGTGTTAATGTTACTTTTAATGAATTGTTAGCTACGGTTACCTCTGTCCAGCAGACTACTGCTCGTGGAGGTAATGTTATTGGTAACTCTTTGAAAACTATCTTTACTAGAATTCAAAGAACTGAGGTTATTAATCAATTAAAATTCTTGGGTGTTCAAGTTAAAGAGACTACTGGCGAAATGAGACCCGCCATGAATATCCTTAGGGACTTAGCAAAAGCTTATGAAAGCTTAACTCCTCAGGTTAAGGCGCAGACTGCCGAATTAGTTGGTGGCGTTTACCAGATGAACATATTAAAAGCTCTTTTGAAGGACTTGGGTAGTGGATATTCTGTTTATTCTCAAGCTTTAAGCACGGCTAATAATTCTACTGACGAGGCTATAAGAAGAAATGCGCAGCTTAATAAAACTATGGCTGCCATGCTTAACGAAACCGTACAGAACCTTACTAAGATGGGTTCAGAAATAGGTAAGATGACTTTCGAGCCCGTTTTCAAAAAGTTATTAGGCAGTTTTAACAAGTTGGCTGAAGAGACTGAGATTTTTGGTGACATAGGAAGCTTTTTCGGTTTCGATGAAAAAGAGGCTGGTCAATTTGGTAAGAGGTTAGGTGAGGGAATATTTAAATCGATCGGTAACTTCTTACAGGGACCGGGATTAGTGGCGCTGGTATCTATTGCTGGCAAGTTGTTTATTGATTTTACCAAGTTCCTTGGCAAGTCTACCATAGATATGATGAACTTAAATAAAAATAGTCAACAGCAAGCCGCTATCCAACAGCAAATACAATCTATTTTACAAAATTCTCCCCAACTAGTCCAAGCAATAGAAACGAAAGAAAAGTCTCGTCTTACTGTCGAGCGAGAAATTCTTATGGTTTTAAAGGATGAAATTAGAGCAAGAGAGGCTATTGCGAGATTATCTAAAACTATGGCTCCCGGGGTAGTTGCTGGTGGTGTTGGAGCTAAGATCGACAAGAGCGCTGGAACGACTACATTAGTAAGAAGAAAGCACGGGGGTTTTATTCCGAATTTTAAAGGCGACGCTGCAGAAATGATGGGGGCTGTAGCTGGAGGGTATACGCCGGGAGACGTAAGGCAAAGGTTCATACCTAACTATGGACAGGTAACTTATAATACCGCTGAAAAAATAAAATATTTTCCTAATTTCAAACAGCCCGCTATTATGCCCCCGGCAGGGAGCCCGGCGGGGAAGGCTTACAGCCAAAGTTTTCAGGGGCAACACGGATTTAATCCTTATGCCAGTGGTGGTTTCGTTCCGAATATGATGGAGGTTCTCACTTCTTTGCGAACAGCCTTTCATAAAAAGGGCTCTGGGAAAACCGGCTCTATGGACAGAAAACTTTCAACCACTAAAGAGCAGTTGATAAAGAGCCAAGGTACTCCCGCTTGGCTCAGGCCCATACTCGGGTACGCATTAACTCCCGGAGAAAAAGTAAACATTCATACTATGGGGCAAGTGCCGGGTCCGACCAGTAAAGAATCCGCGGCCTTCGCAAGAGGTACGGGTAGAGCAGCAGATCTTAAGGGCACACAGGCAGAAAGAGCGATAGCTGCCCGACCCGGCTTTTTTGGTATAAACAGATTTCAAAGGGACCCAAGTGTTACTGCTCCCAAAACCCCTTACGACTTAGGCCAAAAAGCGGGGGGCAGAAATTTTCCTGTAGAATCTAAACCAGAATTAAAAACAAAACAAATTGCTCAAATATTTGCTAAAACTTTATACGAAAATAACAGTTCAAGCCTTAGGCATCTTCGTAGAAGACTTCAGTCTAAAAAAGATGATCCACAAGCAGGAATGCTTTTGGATAAACTGCAGAGAACTACGGGTAAGGCTATAGGAAACAGGGGTACTGAAATTTCTAAATACACGGCTGGAGAAATGAACAGCCTCCGCGAGATGAACGCTGCTATGGGGTTCGATACAAAAAATGCTGTAGCGGCCCATAAACAGGGTTTATTTTATTCAGGCGGTCTTATTCCTAATTTTATTAGTACTCAAAAGCACGGCAAAGCTCAAAACAAGCCCGGGCCAGCAAGAAATATCGGCGAAATGGCAACTATGCTAGTTCCCATGGCAGCGAGTGTAGCAAACAAAAATCACCAATTCATTTATCAAGGCTCAAAATATTCCGTGCCCGTAAGGGGCTATTCAAAAAATAAAATGAAAAGCGGTAAAGGGTTCGAGGGGCTGCATGACGCTACCAAAAAAGCGCTGACTGGTGTAGCTAGCCAGTATAGTGGAATGATTGATCCTCCCCTCGGGGCAAAAATGGACCCATCAAAATACTACAACAAGGGAGCAGTCGCCGCGGCCGTAGGTACGCTTTTCGAGTCAGCAATTAATGCCGCTTTCTCTAGAAACGTAGATAAAGAGGGCGTAACTTGGGATGTGCGGGGTGGAACCAAGGGCACAGGATCAGTAAGAAGACTTTTTAGTAATTATAAAACTCGCCATGCGGACTTTAAAAATTCAGTTTCAAACGATAACCTTCGCAGCATGGCTAAAAAGTACAATATAGAAAAGGGAATTAAAAAGTCCCATGGTTTTGTTCCGAACTTCTCCCCGTTACAAGATGCCTTTGAGGCAGAAAGGCGGATGGGAGGTAAACCTGTATTAGATTATCATTCCAGCGTGGGATATTACGTTAGAGATGATAAAACTCAAAAAAGCTTTGGAGATGTAAGGAGAGACCATCCGGAGGGAATGCCGAATGCGATTAAAAACTCCAGAAAAATGCAGGACATGCTCGCTGCAGAAGGGCACGTACCGAACTTTGCCGAGGGCGGTGGAGGAACAGGGCTAGACTTCGCAGCTATTTCCGCTGGAGCGGCTATGGCTGGGTTCGGTTTTATGCAGCTTTCTGAGCAATCTAAAGCTTTGGGCGAAGCACAGCGCGCCCTTGCAGAAAAAGTAAATGAAGCTAAAAAGAATGAAGCCGCAGCCTCAAAAGAGCTTCAACAAGAGATAGATAAAAACTCAGCAAAATACAAAAAGAACGCTCAAATAATTGAACAGCACACACAAAGAACTCAAAAGCTAACCGAGCTTCAAGCCAAAAGGGCTGCCGTAGACGCCAAGCCCGTAGGTAAAGACGCAATCCGGAGAGAAACTATGCAAGCCATGGGGCTTGATAAAAATACTAAAGTGAGCTCTCTTTCCCCCGAACAAAAAGCGGAATACAAAGGTATGCGCGGCATGGCCGAGGAGGACATCAAGAAGAGAAGGGTTCGGGCAATTGAAAAGGAAATAGCTCAAATTAATGAAGAGATTAACGAAGGCAAAAAGTCTGTTGGTAAAGCTAGAAGTAAAAACGCCGCAATAGACAAAAATATAGCGGGGCTAAATGAAGAGCTCGCGGCTCATAAGAAAAATTCCGCCGCCATAAATAAAGAAGCTGCAGCCCATAATGCGACCGCTACGAAAACGTCCCAAATGGTTGCAGGAACAGGAGGGGGAATCGAAGGTGCTCCCGGCAAGGGCGGTAAATATATGAATTTTATGTCTGGCGGCGGCGCGATGGCCGGAATGATGATGATGCCCATGGTAGGCGGTACAGCCCGCGCGCTAGGACCTCAAGATACAGCAGGTAAAATGCGAACAGAGACTGCCGTAAGCGGCGTGGAAAGCGGAGCTAACTTCGCTATGATGGGAGCCATGACGGGCAACCCCTACTTAGCCATAATTGGTGGTGTAGTTGGCGGCTTCCAAGCACTAAGCGGAGTATTGGACTCTCAACTTAGCGTCCTTCCAGATTTAACCGCTGCGCATGAAAAAGCTAAGCAAAAGCTCACGGACTTTAATAATAGCTCTCAAAAATTTTTAACAGCATTCGGGCAAATGGAAGAAGCTGTCTCGGATCCTAATATGAAGCCGGAGGACTATGCTAAAAGAGAAAAAGCGTTAAATGATGCCCTGATGGAGTTACCTGCCGACATGCAAGCTAAAATTGCTGCAGCCAAGGGCGATACAGAAAAGATTAAGGAACTGTTTAGCTCCATGGCGAAGGAATTACAAGATCGTGAACGCCAAACTGCCGGTAGAAAAGAATTTGCACAAGAATTAGATGAAGAGCGAGGATGGTTTGTAGATTGGACAAGAAAGGCTGCTCGCTGGGCCGGAATGGATGTACAACGCGGCGATAGAATGTTCGGCGAAGGTACGGCAGGGTCTCGTAGACAGGAGGCGTTTAGCAATAGATTATTCCGAGAGGTAGACTCCGAGATGTTAAAAGGGCACGTAGGAAATGTAAATGTCGCAGCATTAGAAAGATTTGTGGGAGATATGGGCGAAGAAATGGACCAGAGTGAGATGCGTTCATTCGTCGCTCTTATGCAAGAACTTGGTATTCCCGAGGGGTATATTGATGACGTTAAAGAACTGGGAAAAAATGAAGAGGACGCGGCTGAAGCAGCCAAAGATTTAGCAGAGAAAGTCAAAACGGCCAAGGATGCCTTTGATAGTACAGCGCTCGCCGCAGAAAGGCAAAAGAGATTACAAGCGATTAATCATCAATACAGAATACAAATGCAAAGGGTCGCGGAGGAAACTAAAATTGTTAACGCCGTTTTAGCTAATCGTATTGCGATGGAAAAAGAATATGCTGACACCTTAAGAAAACTCCAAGAAAATAGATTAAAATTTGGCGTAGACTTGGCAGCCATGAGGGCCGGTAAACTATACGAAGGAAGCAAACCTTTCTTGGGGGATATAGAAGACGAACAATACAAAACATTAATAGGATTAAATAAAATCACAGCTGAAAATATTATTAAAAATAGAGACGCTATAACAAAAGCTACTGATGAAGTTTGGAAGATAACTAATGAACAAATGACTAAGGCTAACGATAAGTTGGCTGCAATTAGAAATCAACAAGCTAGCGGGCAATCTGAAGATACGAAGATGATGAGAGACGCCTCGCGAGCCGCGGCGATGCAGCAAGCGCTGTTGCCAGTAATTGAAGCTCATTTAAGAAGTATTAAAGATAATCCCGCGGACTTTGACGTTAATGAAAAATTTGTGGACAGATTACATGGAGCGTTTAAGGAAGCCGGTATTGAAAACGCTAGAGTTATGGCAGAAAAATTTAGCTCGGACTTTAGTAGAGTAGAAAGCTCACTGCAAAATGAATTAGCTATTATTGCAGACGAGACCTTAAGGCAGAGAATGATACTCGAAGAAGAGTCCCAGCTACAAAAAGAAATATTAAGAGCTCAAGAAAGAATGGCTAGTTATGGTGGAATTAAAGATTTTATGGGCCCCGCTGGTTTAGCTCTAATGCCCAAAAATTTTGAAAAAATTCATAACATATTCGAAAGTCAAATAAAGGGATTTTATAGCGCACAAAATGGTGCGCGAGCGTTTGCTCCGGGTCGCGCGGGATCTGGAGAAATGTTTTTTGAAAATCCGAATGGAAGCATAGGGCGTGGTAGAGATGCCATGAATACGCTTGACACGCTAATAAATAATTTAAAAATACGTGGGGTCACTGGCGAAAGATTAGGCCCAGAAGCTTTTGGTCCGTTAGTCGGCCAAAGTATGCATGGAGTAATGGAAAGCTTAAGGTTACAAACGCTGGCCGCGAAAGCAAATGTGGAAGATATTACTGGCATGACTATCGAACAGCTTGCAGCGAAACAAAAAGATATAGAGTATGCAAGAGCAGAGAAACTAGTTAAGACGGACCCAAACAGGGCAGCTATCATAAAGCGTGATGCAGACAGAAACAATATCGCGGCTTCTTTTAAGCAGGCTCTTTCAGAAGAAGGAAGAAAAAGGACTGCCGCAGAGCAAATTGGTCAACAATTAAAAATGAAAGAAATACCCGACCAAATCATACAAATGAATACGGGTATAAAAGCTTTAAATAGAATTTTAGAATTACAAGGTAATGAACTTGAAAGAAAAAACAGATCAGCCTTTATTAGCGCACTAAGAACTGTTGGGATGGATAAGCTAGCGGCCGATGTTAATGACGGAGCGTTGCAAGTAGCCAAGGAACGAGAAAGATTAGAACTTAGAAACGCCAACGAAATCTCAAAGAAGGAATTGACAGAGCATCACCGACAACGTACAGCACTGGATACTACGATCTGGTCAGCGGGTAATGCGACGTCTACGACGATGGGCATGGCAGCGAATAATATTGTGGGTAGTCAAGAGCACTTGGCAACTGAAAGCCACAAGAAAGGGTATCAAAATGCTGTTAAAATAGCAGAACAACAAAGGAAGAATGCCTTTGAAGTATCAAAAGAAGAGGGCTCCGTGCGCGAAGGTCAATTATCAGCCTTAAGCGAGCAAATCACGGGTCAGACGATGTCCGCATCGAACAACATCGTTAATCTTAATGAGAGTGGCTTTAACTTGTTAAATCAATCCTTACTTAGGATGATGTATTTAGATGAAGAAGTTAAAACAATTAAGGGCTTGAAAAAAACTTCAGAAAATATTTTGCAAGGTATCGTTGATCAGGGGGGGTTGAAGAATGTGCTAACCCATCCGAGTCATCAATTGCTTCTTGATTTTTATCAACAATCTGATGTCGGCGGAAAATATAAATATAAAATAGGCGATAAAGATTACGAAGGTACCATTACAGACGATATGGTAGGAACTCTAAAGGGCTTTAACCAAGATCTAGCAAAAATCATGGATGATGTATTTACACATGCACCGCTTTCATCATTTGGCGGCATGATGGCAGCGGGTCTTAAACTACAATCTGGAAATCAAAACCTACCGAGTCGTGCGCAATTTGCGCAAGGCCGTGTGGCCGGACAAGTTAAATTTGCGGGTGGTCAACCCGGAGCCGACCCATTAAATTTTTCAGCCTTAGGCAAAACTGGTGCAGCACATAAAGCTCTCCAACAGTATGCAGTGTCGGGGGGCGGAATCATCCAATCTGCCGTGGCCTCCGGCGCCATCCCGGCCTCGGTGCCCCCCGCCGGCCGCGCCCTCGGCTCGACGCTGGCGGCAAATGCTTCTGGCGTAATATACGGCTCACCCGGTGAAGCCGCTGCGTTAGCGCTTAGAGGCTTTGCTTCGCCCGCTGGCAACGCCGCTTTACCTAATGTGAACACACGCGCCATCAGGGAGATGTCCGGACAAAATCAAGCCGCCCTGTATAATGCTTTGTCTGCTGACGTAGATAAAGGGGGGGCGGCAAATACTACACACGCCATTCTTGATGCAGCCAACGCTATGCGATTGAGAAATCTTCCCGCACCTAAGGTACCCCAGTTCAAGGGCGGTCTCACACCGAGCGGCCAACGGAAGGGCGCAGGAATGGGGGCTTTTGAAACCATGATTTACGACCCTTATTGGTCGAATATCTTTAGAAGATCCGCAGGACACGGCGACGCTATGAACCAAGGTCTCCCGCAGGGCCATCACGCTGATCCCTTCATGTGGATGAGAAAAGCAGCGAAGGAGGCAGCTGGAAATGCGGCGGGGTTTGGGGGTCCGGCTCGGGGTGCATTAGCACATTTGGCTCCCAAAGGTTACCAGTACGTGCGTCCGGAACTACGCGGGCAAGCACTCCGTCAGGGATCCTTCGAGGATCCTAAAGGGAACGTACACAAATACACTCGAGAAATGGCCGACTTCGCTCGCAAGATGGAAGAATTAACTGAGGTATTAATGGTTGGCGGTGCGCTGGGTGTTAATAGTATCATGAAATTGACGAAAGGCGACCAAGTCCCCATCGGTGGAGGAGGAATGGTCCTAGCCGGAAGAGACAATCCAGTGTCTGGAATCCGAAACACGTATGACCCTCAAAGATGGAAAGCTGTCAAAAAGGGCTCTTGGGGCAAAGAACAGAACAAACTGGTTCGGCTTTTCGATGAGTTTTTGCCACACTGGATGATGGAACAGGTTAAAGCTGAGCACCAGAAGAAAAGTGGTGAGATTAATGCTCAAACTGCTGCGTCGAAGAAGCTCATAGACGACCTCAAAAAAGATACTAAATTAACGAAGGAGCAAACCGCAAATATAAAAGCATACGCAGACGCTTGGAAAAAGTTCAACACTTTGCGACAAAAGTCACTGACTATGGCTGGAGCAAAAATAGACGACCCCGATAATTGGAAATTTGGTGATACGTCCGGCTACGGTATTGACTGGAACCAAGTTGAAAATGTTAGCACTCAAATAGATAAGAGGATGCAACACGGATTGGCGGCTGCAGGCTACCTTACCACACCACAAGGTGGTTCCGCGGGTATCGGACAGCCAAAACTCGGTGATGTTGCTCAAGATCCGACAGCATTTAAAACTGTAAATATGGCCGGTCATTACGTGGGCGGTATGCCTCCGGGAACCCCTTTGGCGAGAAGGCTTCTAGCTTTAAGGACGGCTAATATAGGAAATGCCGCAAATAAAAATCCATTTAAATTAGGCGGAGATGGACTCATGCTGGGTAAGGGCGGCGCATTTCATAGAGAATTAATGGCGGGCGGATTTAAAACTGACTTGTTCGATATGGGAGATCTTGCGACTGAAAGAGTAGACCAAAACATGCAATTGATTAGCGGTTTCAAGGCAAGAGCCAAGGAAGTCTTTGATCATTTCAGTGAGCAAGGGGGGTTTGGTGATGATCTTGAAGGTATGTATCAAACTCGCACAATCAAGGGTAAAGACGGTAAAGAAATACAAGTCCCCTTATCTGATGCTGGTAAGATATTCGCGGAAAAAATGGTCGCGGCGGGCAAATTTACTAAAGAAGGCATGTCCGACTTTATTGCCGAGCTTTCTGCCACAGAATCCATGCTGGAAGAATTTACGGAATTAAACAAAGCCGGCAAGGAAGCGCGAGATAGAGTAAAACAGTTAATGGAATGGCAACAACATGTTGCCGCCGGCCGACTTACTCAGGTCGAATTTGCAGAAAAGGAAAAGGAATTACTTAAAAAGCACGCGGCCATACAGGAAGAAAACGCAAGGCAAGTGTACAAAGCCGGCGAAGCGCAAATGAAAATGATGTTAGCTGACCCGACAGCCTCCCAAGGACAAAGGATTGCTGCAGTAGCCAAGAGAAGACAAGACGCTATCAAGGCCGGTGAGTTCGGTGACTCTTTCTCCTTGATGGGCAAGGAAATGAAAGAGCGTTGGTCGATGAGTACGAGAGATATGGCTCGCGTGTCACAAGAAGCTTTAGTAAACATCGGTGACACTTTCAGAGATGGAATCAACGACGCGGTTTGGACTTGGATTAACGGAACAAAAGATATCAAAGAATCCTTTAAAGATTTATTTAATGAGATCGGAGACATGGCCGCCAAGATGGTTATAAAGATGGCGCTACAACAGTTCTTATTTAATCCTATTATGGGAATGCCTATGAAGCAGGGTGGGTTAGTTAAGGGCTACAATAAGGGTGGTTATGTTGCTAATGGCATCCGAGGTAAAGATACCGTCCCCGCCATGCTCGGCAAGGGAGAATATGTTATTAGAGCAAATAGCGTAGACAAGCTGGGTTTAGAGTTTCTTGAGTCCTTAAATGGTGGTCGTCGCTTAACGGGATATAATTCAGGTGGAAGCATTAGGTATGGGCATGGTGAGTACAATCATGCCTACGCAACCAAAATGATGTTAGACGACCTAAATCGCAGCGGAGGTGCCTCTACTGGTGGAACAATAGCGAGCAGAAGAGATTCGAGCGAATACGATCCCATCTTTGGTGATGCAGATCCGCAGTCAGGCCTTAAATCATTTGCTAGGCATGGTAAGGGGTCCGCATTTATAAATTTAAAAAATTCATACCTTTATGGCAAGGGCACAAGCGGTTACGATATAGACAAAAGACTAAGCCAGTTCGCGCTTACTGACCCAAATAATCCGCGTAATAAATTTCGCATGGACAAATATGATAAACTCATGGACGCCAGAAAAGGACGCTACGACGAAATTAAAGAATGGGAGGCAAGCTCCGCAGAAGAAGCAAGGGGGCGTAGAAAAAAAATGATGAACATGCTATTTATGATGGGAGGCATAAGCCTATTATCTCAGGTGGTGAACCCCATGATGGGGCAACGAGCCCCCTTTGCTGCTAAGCCCGGGAAATTTGGTAATTGGGTAAAGGGCGTTCCGGGAAGAATTAAAAATTGGTGGGGCGGCGCTAACGCTGGTGGCGCTGGTGCTGGTAATCTTGCAGAACCGCATCCGCTTGCTGCTCCCATGGGGGGGCCAATTGGGCAACGAAGATGGCAAGGGCGGCGGAACCCCGCGTTTAATAACCCGAGATGGCCGGGGGTGGACCGTAACTATATGGGCGGAGCAATCGAAGATCGAGAGCTCTCTTTACTATCTAAGGGTGAGTATGTTATCCCCAAGGATATCGTAGACAAGCACGGCGTTGCCTTTTTTGATAATTTAAACAGAAATGGCCGTATAAAGGGCTATGCTGAAGGAGGGTATGTCGGTAGTGCTACGGGTGCGGAAACGGCCGGAGAAGACGTTCTGGGCTCAACAAACCACATTAACATAACTGTCAACATAGACCAAAATGGCTCTGCCGCTACAGACGCCTCAGGAGGAGGATTAAATGAGCCAAATGCCAAGAAGTTAGGCGAAATGATCAAGGGTCAGGTCGTTAACGTTCTGGTAAACCAGAAGCGCCCGGGCGGTATATTGTATGATGGAAATATATCAGGAACCTAAGGAATCAATTTTATCTTCTAATTCTTTAATCTTATTATCTAAAATAGATAAAGACTCATTATATAATAAATAATTACTACTTAAATCCCCTCTTAAGATGGGCAATTTGTAATGGGGAGTAAAGTCTTTAAGAACTTCATAAGCTACATTAAACTTACTATCTCCCACGTAATTTCTGTTTAAGATTAAATTCCATTTTTCTACAGAGAGAGTTCCCTCGATTACCCTTGGGGGTAATGCATGGTTTAAGCGAATAACTGTTTCGTTTTCATTTAAAACTATATCTGAGATAGTTCTTTCCTCTACTGATCTATTATCTAACAAAGAGCAAACAATAGATAACTTGGCACCGGAGCCTGAGCCTGAAGAGGCGTCGTCTTCTTCGTCGGGAGCAAGGCTATATGTGCCTTCAGTGTGAATTTCAACAGAGTTAATTGATCCGCTTGCGCTTACAGACTTAACTACAAATAAAGCGGGGATATCAATCTCGTCTAGCGAGTTGTATTTGCATACTCCCGTAGACGGCTTAATTTGATCGCCCTCTTTATATCCCGAACCGCCGTCTAGAATAGAAACTTCTTTTACTTTGTATTCTTTATAAGTAAATTTTATTTCATCGTTCACGGATAGACTTGTACCTATATTTTCATTAATAACTATATTCTCCGTACCTTGAGACTGTACATCTTTTACGTATAAAAACTTTTGCTTTTCGGCTATCCGATAAAACTCTTGGTCACTGCCAATTACAATATAACTATCTTCCTTTAGTGAGGCTAGGTCCGCCTTAGAAGAGGCGGTGACGCTGTTGGAGTTTTGTAAAACTGATACGGTGTGCCCGTAGTTTTTCTTGATCATAGTTGGTGGCATAATTATTCCTTGTTTTTAGTAATTGTCGTTTTCTATATTTCTTGCAATTAATATTGCTGTTTCTCCGGATTCCGCGTCTGGGCGAGCAACCGATATCCTAGGCCTTTGTGTGTAGCCGCTTCCTGATTGCGTAACAATCACTTCGGACACGGCTCCGTCTTTTATTATAGTCCTAGCTTCTAGCTGGAATCCGGATTGTTCCGGTTCGGATATAATAATCTCGGGCGGGCTGGTATATCCTGACCCACCATTTATTATATTTATTCCTAGGACATTATTAAAAGCATTAAACGTAAGTATATCTCCCGCGTCCAAGTCAGTGAATTTTTTAGACAGTTCAAATGGCAGATTTCTCAGGTAATTTTTAATTTCTACTACGTGTTTTTTACATTCTTCGCAATCTTCCTCCATAGACTTCATAAACTCTAGATCTAGAGCCGTGAAAAAGGCTGCCCTTTGCTTCCTGAATTCTTCTAGTTTAAACTCTGTGGCTATGGCCCTTTCGTCTATGGTTTGAGTTTCTTCATCGAAAAAATTAGCGTAATGATCTGCCGTAAGCGGGGTATTTGGAAAAAAGTAATTTGTTTTTACGTCTTCTTCTGTAAGGCCTTCGGATATAAGTATATTAAGATATTGAGCTTGGACATCTATATCGTTAGGAAGGGTAAAGGATAACCTTCTCTCATTCTTTAAAACTATTAATAAAATTTTGTTAACTAAAGTTTTCATATTAATAATTTATTACTCCGTCCCCTCCCTGATTAACAGAGATAGTGACAAATCTATTCGTAGAGTATACTGCTTCGTGCAGCGTATCGTCAGACGAGCCAAAGTTTGGTATACTGGCGTCTTGATCAACTATAGCATAATCATTAGAAGTCACAACTCCGAACATAGCTTCGTTTAGGTAGCTATCGTCTATCATTCTCCCCATATGTACATCAAAGAATCTCTGAGTTTTTACTAACCCACCGAAACCTTGACCGAATCCGGCTGGATGGTGATTCCAAACACCGGGAATGTTTTCGAATAAGTCTCCTTTGTTCATCCAAGAGAGCGTTGAGGGGCTGAATATGCCCGCTGTGATTTGGTAATTCCCGTCTGGGTTATCTGGGTCATCATGCGTAAAGGAAAGATCTTTGGCTGTTAATAAAGCTTTATTGTAGCTCGCGCTATCTGGATCCGGGAAAGTTTCGTATTCCCCGTTCCAAGCATTCATTCCCACCACAGCATAGGACGCTAGTTTATTATCATCTGATGGAGGGGGCAAATTATTGGGATCGAAATATACTCTAAATCTTCTAAAGCCTCTGACTGGTCGATCTTTGCCTGCTATTATTTGATTTCTTTCGTTATAAGATTCTAGTTTATCTATATCATAATTAGGCGTACCGGGATATCGCTCTCGATCCCATCCTCCGTAAGCGATACCGGCCTTAGATAGGGGCGCGTCATTTATGGTTGGCGGTCTAGTAGCCCCGGTAATGACAGGGTAACTGTCACTGGGATTCCAGTAAAGCCAAGGGTCGTCTACGCTATATTTTAATACATGATCTGGGTAAAATCCTGCTGCAGTCCATTCTCCCACTCTAAATCTACATCTCGTTATGCTATCATCCCAGTTGGGTAAGTAATCTCCGTATGTACTATCATAATGCTCAGTCATCACGCACCCATATTCATGATACCCTTTGTAATTGTACTGATCCGCTACGTCTTTCCAAGTTAAAACTTTGACTGCGGATACTCCTTGGCCTTCCCACTGACCATTTACGTTTAGCCTCACCCACCATCGAAAACCGCCTTGGTGAGCACTTGAGAACTTGGTTGGGACGATAGGGACCGAAAAAGAACCCGCTATATTGTCGTTACAACATTTAGGATTTCCCGCTTCATAATTACCGACAAAGCGTCCGTTAACGTTCGCTGACATTTGATAGTTGGAGAATAAAGTATCCCCCGCGTCTCCAGTATGATCTCTAGCTAACCCTAGCCATAAATCATCATCCCAATCTGACCACTCATTTGTTGGGCTGTCCTTTAGCTGATCAAGGTCGTGTAGTTTTTTGATCTCTCTATCAAAAGAGTCATAAAATTTTACTCCCATATAGTAGGTTTCTGAAAATAAAAATGTATCCGTCGAACCTACCGCGACAGGCGGACTAACTATAACTTCAGAACTAAGCGTGTTTACTCCTTCTGCTTCAAATGGGCATTCTACGATTTGGTATTCTCCAGTTTTATATAGCTCTTCTGCGGTAAAATTAAATACCCCCCTTTCTAGCGGAAGCTTGGGCGTACCATCCGCTTTAAAATCTGCTCCAGAGAACGGATGTTTTGATACGTAAACATATCCTCCAGCTAAGTCTGTAAAAGAGTTTCGTAATAGTTCTAGGTGTACGAGCCCGTCCTTATCGACCCACTGTGTCGTATTTAATAAATCGCAAGCTAAATCTTTGCCGGGTCTCGATCCCGCTTGCCTTCGGGGGGTTAGGCAGTAGCCCTTCGGTTTTGGGTTATATATTTCTACTATATCCCAACCTTTACTATTAGAGAAGTTCTGCGAGGAGGTATCTCCGTCGTTTAAATTCCTAGCTTCGACCGTTATATCTACATGTCTTCTGGGCCCGCCAGTTGTACTTTTATTTAATAAAAATGAATAATTAAAAAAGTTCTCTGTGGTTGTGAAGGTTGTTATCTCTGGGTTATTCGGAGAGTTCGACCCAGTATTTGGGTTATGTATACGAATTACGTACTCTATCGGGAAAGATACCGATACACTCGTTGCTCCTATTCCTGAGTCGACGGTTTGACCGAAAAAGGAAGCTCCCCAGACTATCGCGAAGTCTTGGTCTTGTATCTCTGCATAAAAAGTCTTCGTCGCTGAGTCTCCCGTGTTTGAGAGCGCCGGGTGAAATTCTGAATAAAGCCTGAGTGAATGGATTTGTATATCTCTTGTGGGGTGGTGGTCTGTAATTCCATACCCCTGTGCCCCCGAATAATCTGTTCCGTCTGCGTGCGCTGCGGATGATACTCCCACGGCATTTATCGCGAAAACTCTTACAAAATATCTTGTATTGTTTTTGTGAGGTAAATAGAAAGTATAAGGCCTGCCGCTTTCGTCAGTTAAATCATCTAAATATAGGGTTTGTTCTAAGAAATTATTTTTAGGGATAGAAGTCCCCGATTTTAACTCGTCGTCAGTCCATACTGTACTCGGAACGCTTAGGCCCTCTCCGGCCTTGACGTAAATTTTATAACCAATTGTAGTCCCTCTATTGGTAGGGGGATGTACCTTAATGGCTAGTCTTTTTGTATTTGTACTACCGGGATAATTCCTTACATACAACTGAACAGCATGAGGGGCGGGAGGGGCCTCTGTTACGGTTTGTGGGCTAGGAACAAATGAATATATAATGCCTGATTCTATGTAATCATATTTCTTTTCGTTATGCACTACCGCTTCGACATCATGCATAAACCCTTCATTTTCTTTAATTGATATAAGGGAGTATAAGTTATTAGTATTTATATCCGTTAATGACCAAGTAGACTCTTTCATTAACTCCCCATCGGACGTGCTAAACATTTCGTTATTATCTCCGTAAGTTATGGTCGTCCCTGAAGTAGGGCCTTTAACTAGTTCTGAGTGCCCTATTCCTGTGGAGCTTACCGTCACACTATTATTGCTAGGAGAAAAATTGAACGTCTGTATATGTTCATTTCTAATATCTGGATAGTAGCTCTGGTTTGCGAGGTCTACTAAAGAGGTGTCATAAAAATAATTCGGTGTAGTTAAGGTCAGTTGGTAATTTGTATTGTTACATAAATTATTATTTGTACAGTCTGTAGAGAGTAGCGGGTGACTTAAATCCTCGTCTAAGACTATGCCTGTTGTATTAACATCTATAACTCTCCCTCCGAATCTATTTATTGATCTACTTTCGTCTACCAAACGTATTATGTCACCGGGACGGAGCATCATTCCTTCTGGTCCCGTAGTAAATTGTACTACTTCAGTTTGCGTTGCGTCTGTCGCGAGTATCCATCTAGCTAATCTAATTGCTTGAGAACGACTTGTACAGGCAAAGGCTGTTATCTCTTTTTCTATAACGCCATGCTTTCTGATTCCTTCTGTGTTTTCTACATATTCTACTGAGGGTTTGTAGAAATTAGTTTTATCATTATACCTTACTAAGCAGACTGTGGGCGTAGCTTTTTCGCTAGTTGAAGAATACGTGAAATTTCCGTTTTTTACATTCGCGTTGGTGTATTGGGCTACGGCAGTTCTGGGTTTGTCTATCGATGTATGTATACTTCCGAAGCCATAATATAAGATCGATCTAAAACAACTAGCGAAATCTTTGAGCACTTTAAATGCATCTTCTCGAGTATTAATAAGAGTATTACAGGTGAACCTCGGTTCTTTCCCCCCCTCTCCATTTGGGACTAACGTATCGCAAAATTTAGATATCTCATATAGCGTCCACTTGTCTACTTCTACGTCTTTAAGAAATTTTCCTACCCCGTACCTCTCGTTAGTTAAAAGGTCGTAGAAAATCCAAGCTGGATTATCCGTCCAAGCGTTTTCATCTTTGAAGGTTCCATCCCAAGGTGTAACTGTATCCGCATATTGTCTTGTTATTGGATCATAATTACTAGGCACTTTGACTTTCAACAGTCTCATGTCGAATGAACGAGTCGGAATTTGAGAAAAGTATTCCGCGTTAAAGTTCATCGAGACTAATGAAGAATTGGGGTAAGATAAAATATTATCACTTACTGTAGTTATAGTATCGATAAATGTTTGATTGGAGATATTGTTTTGCGCTGAATCTGGAGTGGTCCTTATCACCTCTATTTCCCAACCGGCTAGATTTTCACTCATTAAGTCGGTATCGAATGTTATATTTATAGGGTGAAGGTACGGAGCAGTAACTAAGCCTTGTACGGTAGTAGAAAAAGGCCCGTCTGTCGGATACCACCCTCTTGAGGTAGCTAGATCCATAACTCCGTTGTTGTCTATATATATAGGCCTATACCTTGTTTTAAACGTAACTTCGGTTCCGTTTACTTCTCCCCATTCTGATATATCAAAATTGTCCCCCTGTTTCGTATAACTTAAAGAAGATATTTTAATCCCTATTCGGCACCTTTGGGCTGTTTTGTCTAAAAATCTATAAACTTTTGGGTGAAAAAAGAATGGGTTATCTGCAGAAGCTTCATCTTGAGCATTCCATCTCGCGTTATCTGGACCCCTTACTCTTTCGTTAATTACTCTAGTTTTTTCTATAGCGTTCGTGTCTCCTACATATAGAAAACCGTCATTTTGACTTACTCCAGACGGCACTCCATTAGCTATAGCTACTTCTACATTTTGAAAATTATATTGGTCGTTCGCGTTTACTACTGGGGTATCGTTTAGGTATATTGATTTAAGCCAAGCTTCAGGTTGGGTGTCCGAAAAGGCTTGAAAATTAACATGCTCCCATCCTATTTGCCCGTTAGGATTTGTTCCTGAAGGCACCCATTCTCCGCTTACTATCCCTTCGATTTCCCCTTCACATATTAAATCTATAGTTTTGGCTATAGTTCTTGAAGTAAAGAATCCTGTTTCTCCGTTGGGGAAAATTCCAGAATAAATTCCTTCCCCGGTAGAGTTAAATATTTTTATCTCGTCTGTGCCATAAATTCTATTGTAATAAGTGTTTGAGCTCGCTACATCGATACCATACTCCTGAGTATTATAATACCCCTCTGCTGCCCCAGAAGTACTTACCGTGTTTGTAGTGATCGTGCTCATTTTTTTATCTTATAGCTCCCGCGTCGCGCGTTAGTATTCGTTTTATGTCATACGAAGCCATAATAGTTTGACTACCCACAATTAACCTTCCATAACCAACCGGTACGGGCCCGCCTTCATTTAGTACATTTACGGGGCCATTAAACAGGTACGAATTCGCTAAGGCTGTTGGGTCTGAACTGGGATTCGTTATCTGTCTGTTTTCTGGCATATCCGGCGGCTCTGCTAGCATATTAGATATACCATAAGCGAATAAAGCTAGACTAGCCATCATGCCTAGACTAGTTTGAGCATAATACATTCCAAACATGCCTAAACCCAACCCCAGCCAGTTCTCCCATCCTGCCCCTTCGAGAACGGGGATTACATCTACAGTATCTATGTCGTCTCTTTGCATGGTTAGCTCGTTATCTTTAAAATCTCCATGAAATGGGACTTCCTTACCGTTAACAACGACCTTGTATCTTCCGTACATGTTTTCCTGTTTAAGAAAAAACTGCTGTATCAAGCCCCCGCTTTGCGTGTTGATTGCATGCATTCCTTCCGCGACACTGCCGACCAGCAATTCCCATTCGTTATTAGATAGGAATTCTCCCAACTTGCCGTGGAGATTAAATTTTATGTTTTTTTTCATGGCTCAAATAAGAGAAAGTTGTCTGCATGTATAGAGTACATAAATAACGGTAAGTTATGACTAAGGCTTATTGACTCATCTAACCCTGAGAATTCGATATTGTCTTGAGTATGAGAGTGATAATAAGCTACTATTTTTCCATGCTTGTAGCCTTGTAACAAATCCGAACTAGATATTTCAAAGTGCCTCTCTTTATTATAGGAGGCATTTTCGCACTTTATTACTTTAATATCTCCCCCCCGTTCAACAATTAAGCCGCAACACTCGTTGGGCGCTTCTTCCAGAGCGTGATTTTTAATATATAATTTTTGTTTATCGTTTAAGTCCATGTTATTGCGATACATATTTAGAATTTGTTCCCGGGAAGCCCCCAAACGGAAGGAAGCTGTTTGTTGCTCCCTCACAGTTGTTCGCTGCGCATCTCCCTTGCGCTGTTGAGTTGCAAGTTCCGGGCGAGCATGATTTTGCTGCTCCCGCCGCGCCCCATCTTTTTTTGCATCCGTCTAAGGTTTTAGAGCACCTGTCTGCTTCCCAGTATACCGTGTTAGGGGGAGATGCAAGCGAGGGTACGCTACCCCCATCCGGATTGCCTCGAGAAACATAGTAATATCTCACGGAATTTTTTTCAAGGTAAACTACTTTCCCTGCGGCATAACTTTTACTGTTATCATACGGTTCTACGTCCGTAGCTTTGATTTGAGAGGGGTCATAAGTGCCGTTGTTCATTTTGCCTGTTATTAATTCGTCCGCGTCATTTGCTACGGGAGGGGCGAAGTCTGGCAAATGATCTGTTGCACCAAATAAGTTTTTTTGTTTAGCTAATTCGCTGGCGTCGCCCCCTTTAAATTCGTAACAGCAACCCTCGCCCCTATATTTCCAAGGACATCTTGTAGCTAAAACTAACCTACCGGGTATTTTGAAATTTTGCATATCTAAAACAGAGGACAACTCAAATGATATATGCACTTTATCTTCTGTAATTTTTCTTTCTATATGATATATCTCTCTGGGGAATTCTGGGTTGGTTCCAGCGAACTGCCCGACTCCAGATATCCATGTGTTTTCTGCGTCTAAGAACTTTTTGTAAGTCCTAATTCTGGTAATCTTGGCGCCTATCATGTTGTTTAGTTCTAGCACCGCTCTCTTTAGGCTATTGAATCGCGAATATGTTTCCTCTTCTTTTTGAGCTATTCCTGTTAACGAGGTAAAAGTTAGGGAGGGTCTGGGTAACTCTCCGCCAGAATCTACCTCGAAGCCTTCTGTCAGGATAGGCATAGCGTGATAGGTGTCGCCCTTAAAGTATATTTTTTTATTTCCCAGCGTTTCGTTGTTGTGAAATCTTAGGTAGTCTTCTGGTATAGTGGAACTCGTGTTTAACGATAGGTTCGTTTTAATTTCGGATATATCTATTTCGAAAAGCTCTATAATGGCCGTGCTCTCTAAAGAGTGAGCTTCTTTATTTATGTCTTTGACGGTGCTTTGCGCTGTCGATGTATTGATTTTATCAGCCATACTTATGATACCTCTTCAAAAACCGCTTGGATATTGTAATCATTATTAAAATTGAACGTACTGGACCAACTCGGGGAAATCATTTTTTTAATGACAGAATAGGGGGATGGGCACTTAAAGTAAAACGATTGGTACCCTTCTTTAGACGACAAAAAATGCAGTATTGCCGCCGCTTCCTGTTCGCTTCTATTATTGAATGAGACTTGAAAATTAAGCAAACTATTATTTGTCCCTTGAGCTATTCTTTGTTTGTATCCATCTCCAAATTCTATTACATCTACCTTCGGTTCGTGTTGAGTATTGGCTCCGTAAGAGAAGGCCCAAAAAAAGTAAGGCTTTTCAGAAGTGCTTAGTCCGTCTTGTATATTTATGGTTCCTCCCCAATACGCTGAAGACGCGCTTGGAGTAAGATTTAATACGTCCTGAGCCTTTGAATAATAAAAAAGGCCGTTGTGACTGACTATATCATTAGTATTATACGTTTTTGACCCCGAATAGGGCCCTATATTATAAATCGATGCCATATTATTCCTTGTACCTTGTATCTTATTTACACTATAATAGTGTAAAATAATTATGTAATTCAAGTAAAAGATGGCTGTTTATACTCACAAAGACATTAAAGTTGCTATTGGAGACGCCGAAGTCTGCTGCTCTTCTCTATCCATTAATAATTCTGCCCCCCTCGAGCCCCTTTTTAGTATTGATAAGTCTGTTCCTAGTGAAATTAAGAACACAAAAGAAAGGGGCGGATCTGTGAAGTTACAATATTATTTAACAGAACAAGGGATCGGTTCTGTTGGGACCGATCCGATTTTGACTTATATTGCCTCACCCGGTACGCACATACCCGTTAAATTTGCGGGCTTAAGTATATCTTCTGGTTATTTAGTTAACTATTCTTTAACGATGAATCAGTACGCGTTTGCGACTGCTACAGCAGATATAAAATTTTACGAAGATGTAGCTGGGACTTTTACTCCAGTTAAGTCTACGATTCTTCCTTCCGAATTAGAAATATTGAGGTCGACTAATGCGGAGATAGAGGGAGGAAAAAGTTTTTCTAAAGATAACGTGAAGAGTTTGTCTTATTCATACCAGTGTGAAATAGTTCCCGTCTTTCATGCGGGCAGTACGGCTCTACAGGGGGTAACTAGGGGAAGAAAAAAAATAGATTCAAAAATTACTGTGTATGGCTCAGATTTATCCTTGCCCCAAACGGGCATAAAAGAAAATTTTAAAATTAATTTAAAAGATAAAAATAGCGTCACGAAACGGTCTTTTGTTCTCGACGGAGTGCTTTCTAAAAAAGACACTAGCTATCAAGTCGGCGGCGCTGTCACTTCTACTTATGAGGTGGGCTCAGCTAAACTGGGGGCGTTAGAAGGAGGTGGACCCAGCATTTCGTCCCTTTCTATCACGCAGGGCGCGCCGGCAAACGTAGCTAAAGCTACGGCTCATTCTCAGTGTACTATAGGGGGGAATAATTTTTTAAATATTGATCGTGTCTTGGTTGGAGAATTCCCATGCGAGATAATTTCTTCTAACGAAGCAGAAATTGTTTTCGAAATTTCCCCCGATATTTTATCGGGGTACGCCGCTCCAGTTAGAGTAGTTACCGAAGGGGGCGAAGAAAATTCGAGGCCTGTAGTTTTCCATGTCACGGGAGGTCTAACCGACATGCACGGATTTTAATTTTTTGACTTAATTTTTTTTAGCCTTTCGATTAATTCAAAAGCTTTTAGCTTGGGTATGTCACTGATACTGGCCATAGACTCTGCGCTTTCATATTTTTCGCCTAAGAGCTTTTGCTTAATTTTTTCGAAGCTTACTCCCTTTTCCATCATAACTGCTTGGAGCATATTACGCGGGTCCATAGAGTTGTCTGAGGTATGAGAACTGGTGTTCGTTGAGGATGGTGGCGCGTCTGCGCCGCCAAGCTCCTCCTTGCCTACAATATTAATCTTTAAAAAATTTCTTACGCATCGCACAAAGGCTCTATTTTCCGCGATAGGACCGAGGAAGTTGCGAGCAAAACTGTTTGTGTTGTGAGGCGAAGCGTCACCGATAGCAGAAAAAACAACGGGCTCGCTCTCCGTTTCGTAATTAGGTTTCCAAGTTATTGTACAGGTCGCCGCCACATAGTCTGAACTTGGCGAAACTACATCGTAGGTAACGTTTGTGTATCCACGGATTTGAGCTAGCTCTTTAATTCCCCCAAGCAAAATGATCAATTGATAATCTTTGAGTTTTGTGACGTCTGTTTCACTTGTCCTATCTTTATTCGGCACGAGATGCTCTGGCTTGACCATTTTTCTCCAATCAATCAGTCCGTCTTCTGTAAAAGAATATTTTACGTCCTTGATTAAGCCCTCAGCATTTCTTTCGATTTTCTTCATAAAAGGATTATACTAAATAACCAAAAATAGGTCAAGAAGTTTTTTCTAGAATTAAGTAATTATCTAGGTCTGCCCAAAAGTCTGGGTGGTCGATCACTTTCGCTGGCGGGAGACAATTCACGTCCATTACTGGTGGATTATTTTCTAAATAAACGTTACTCTGATAGAGGTCGTTCCTTAGTACTGTTAGACAGCTACTCTTATAATAAATATTATTTAAATTCTTGCCTTTTAGTTCGCTTTTCAGGTCGTTTTTCGAAGTAATTTTCTTAGCTATGATAGGAGCTATATCTAGATACTTTAATTTAATGCTGTTTAGTTTTGAGTCTTCTAGCTTACTCATGGCGAAAAATTTTACCCCAGCTGTTTTTAGTAATTTAAAGTAATTTACGTCAGTATCTTCACCCACAAAAAACACGTATTCATTTATGCGTGACTTGTATTTTTGGAGTAAACTCACATTAATAGGCTGGTCTGTAACGATAGAGCAGGGGCAGATTCTGAGTTGTCTTTCTAAGGACTCTTCGTTAAAATACATATCCATACGAACGATCATGGATTCTACTCCCATTTCTACGTGATTTGTAATAAAGTTAACTGGAACCACCTCTATCTTGTTGACGTGATATTCTCTGCCTGTATATAAAGTTTTATACGGGTAATCATACTCAAGCCGCAAAAGTTTGCAGACGCTTTTAGCTATATCTTCTGGCTTTATGGTATTTATAGTCTTGGGGTCTTCTTCTATGCTATAGCTTGGTTTCTCATGGCTTTCTCTAGGCGGCTCAAGTAAGATTACGTCCTTGCTGTCACTCCAGTATGGTCCAGTTTGGGATGGTAGCATGTTTGAATAAATCCCTACAATTTTTTTCTTAACTCCCGATGCAAAATGTATACCAAAGCTATCTATGCCTAAGTGTAATAATGAATTTTTAATTAGGTACGATGCTTGAGAAAAAGACGTCTTTCCTCGCATGTCATAGCACCCCTGTATGGGGTTTTCGTTTTTTGTCCCTAATTGAATTACTTTAATATTATTGTCTGTCAGCACCGGCTTCAGTATCTCCATTACTTCTTTCCAGTAGTCGTATTGTCTACTGGGGTATTTGCCAAAGGGCTGTAGTGTAATGTAACCACATCTAAACGGTAAGGGTACAAATTTATCATATAGATAGGGCTGATCTATTTTAAGACCGGTATTTAGGGAGAATGACTCGACTAGGTGCATATTTAATTTTTATTAAAAGTTAGTGATTTATAAACCAAAAGCGAAAAAATATAGCACGTAGGGATTAATACGAAACTTTTCGCTAGTAGGCAGAAAACTACGGTCATCCAGAACCCCAAACAATAAACGCAAGTTATCATTCTGGTTAAAAATGAATTGTGATTTAATGATAAATAATAAAGGTAGGTAAGCTCTGGGTCTAGCTCCTTCTTCTTTTCGTAGTCTTCGATTAGGAAAAATTTTGACCCACCTAGTATTTTAGCGTACTCTTCGAAAGCTGTAGTTTCAAACCATACGAATAAAGCGGTTACGACTATGCTCGCCAGATAAATTATATCAAAAATTGTTGATAGATCTAATATGTGTGGATTCATGTTTTGGTATTCTTCCTAGTGCGTGTTGCGAGGCATACAGTTCAACACCGTATTCATGCGCCAAGCTTAGAGCAGATTTATCTTTTTGATAAATATTATCAAAGATAACTTTTTTTATTCCGTATGCTGATATAGTTCTGATACATTCTGTGCAAGGTAACAGCGTTGTCGCCAATAGGTAACACTCCTTGGGCATAATATACCGAAGAGCGTTTGTCTCTGCGTGTACAACCTTTGCTCTTCTCTCGTCCCTATTTGACCAATCTATATTTATACCGGGCGGCGCTCCATTATAGCCAATACCCGCAACAGTATTATCCTCCCTTAATGCACATGCGCCCACTTGCACATGGGGATCTTCGCTACGTTTAGCTGCGACTTTCGCTAGCTCTAGCGCATATTCTGCCCAGCTGATCCTTGACACAATTAAGCTTCGTTCTTTTTATAAACGTTTAAGGGTCTGCCAAAGGCGGTCTTGAGGGTAGCTACTTTTAGAATTCCCCCTCTTACTAGTTCTGCCCTCATCTTTTTGCGAATAGAAGACGCAGATAAAACATTAGACTCCTTGAGAGAATCAAAGGTAAATTCCCCTTGCGGCCAAGAGATCTCTTGCTTCGGGCGTCCTCGAGTTCGCTTTCGAGACGGGGCGCAAACATTTTCAGTTAAGTTATTTTGAGTATCCGTATATGTATTCATATGTTGTAAAGGTACGACATATCTGGGATTAAGTCAACTTTTTTTGCAATTTTATTTTGCATGGGTTATAATGAGGTAATGACAGTACTCGAAGCCTCTGGACATCTTTACAATTGGTTTTCAGAAAATCATTCTTTTTCGTTAGAAAAGGACTTCATAAAAATTGTAACTATTACTGAGCACCCGAGCAGAGACAGGGCTGCGTTTTTATGCGCACTAAGTGATTTCGAAAAGGGGGAGATGATTAAAAAGGCTAGGGTGGGTGACGAAGAGTACTGGGTTTTGCAAAGGTCTTTTCTGATGTATCCCCAAACAATTTCAATCAGTTCAGACACTTCGTTGATAATGTCTACGGTAATAAATAAATTCTGCGAAATAATTGGTAACGATAAAGACATGTGTAATCCAGCTGAAATATCCGAAGAAGACATAAAGAACTTATTGTACATTTGTAATTATTTAACAAAAGACGCAGAGAAAGATGTTGACTTAAATCAGGAACTCGAGTAACTTTCTGAAAAGCGAAATTCTTTTAAGCTCGCTGGGAGCAATCAGTGGAGTTTTCCTGAGATGAGATTTTATGAATCAGGATTTTTGGCAGAAATCTATATTCAAGGGTATGCCTAGGAATGATACGATCCTAAAAAAACTAACAGGTAACTCCTGTTGCATCACCCCGGCGTGTTGTGGTAGGCTATTGTAATGAGTTTTCAGCACAGTTTCTCATCCCATAAGGGAAGATAGCCCTCGAAAGAGTTGCGTATAAGTCCGCTGAATGTCCCATCAGTATTTAAAATCACTGGGTCTAAGAAAAATGATTTGTATAACGCAAGCCCCCTTCTAGGGGGTATTGTGTTTCCATGTTCTAGAAAAATGTTATTGTATAACCGATTCGTGCCCTTCTCTGGGATTTAATATAAAAGATTCATCCCAATCTATTCTTTGATACCTCCACCACCGACGAGCTTTGGATTGGTGCTTCGACGGCTTGTACAACCAGAGACAGGTATCCCTTCTTTCGTGCTTTGGTAAAAGATCTCCTGATACAGAGGGGTCAGATATGATATTTGCCAATTCTTTTTCGAAGACACCAAACACTTCTGAACGGTTTATAGTTTTTTCTCCCGTCTCTGTACTGGGTATTTTGTCACCGATTAATTTCATCATTTTTGAACTTGTGAGGCCATTACACCCACAGATAGCCCATCGTTGCCTCACTCCGCATCGGTATGGCCAAAGGCCATTTGTGGCGATCCATGCAGTGTTGTTGTGTGATAACAATATGTTAAGATTATTTTTTAAAAAATCGTCTTTTAAAATTAAATTGTCATCTTCATTAAAAAACCAGTAAGAATATTGATTTTTAAAAAGCTGATAAGCATGATTGAAGCATCCCATACTAAATCCTTTATTTTCTTTTTCTAATAATATTATCTTTCCGTTAATAGTTTTCGCTCCGTCTGCTTCCCAAATTGTTTTTCTGTATTGTCGGTAAAGCAACTCGTCCATAGACTCTAATTCTGTCGGGGTAGGCATATGGTGAACAAGGCAGATGTCCATTTTAGCGCCAAAATCTATCTTTTTGTATTTATCTAACATATACTCTAATAAATATAGGGAATGGATTTGATTTTGCTCTCTCCTGCGTCCGCTCCAGCATGGTATTATCATTAATGTTCGGCTTTGTTCTAACTCTTGTTCTGCTCTCCTTTTTTTTCTTTTATATCTCGGCATATAAATATAATTACACTTCTGTATTTGATTATTTCCCCTTTTTGGTTTATTTGTTGATATGAAATCTTTGCTAGCTATCACTACCTACAATCAAATTCACTACACGGATCTTTTATTAAAAACATTTAAATACAGTCCTGACGTTGAAGTTTTGATTATCGATGATTTTAGTGCGGATAACTATTCGTCTCTAGCCAGAAAGTATGGGGTAAACATAATTACGAAAGATCAAGGGTTCGGACCAACACACTCTTGGAATCTCGCTTATCAAAAATTTAAAAATGGTAAGTACAAAAATTTATTTATAAGTAATAATGATGTTATTATCCCCGATGGCGCACTAAAAAGCATGGAGCGCTCGTTAGAGCAGCACATGATTGTCGTCCCCTTTTGTAACCCACAGGGGATTAGCAGTCTCGGGGAACAGCAGGATATAGCTAGATATAAAGAGCTCAGATTATTTAAATATAATTCTCGTAGGGCCCCAAGCGATCTATTTACATACGAAAATATTCAAGAAATTCAAAATAAAATTAAAAATACCTCAGAAAACAGAACTATAGCTTCCTTCGGAGGGCACTTCATGGGGTTCAACAGGGATATCATGAATTATGAATTCGAAAAAGATATTTTATTTGATCCCAGTAGGAAGTTTACCGGGGGAGATAATGAGATCTGGCGAAGGATGAGAAATCAGGGTATAAGGGCAACTCTATGCAAGTCTTCATATGTGTTTCACTTTAGATATGGAACAAGCGATGATACCACAGATAGAAGAAAACTTGGGATACAGAGGAATTTAGATTTCAGTAAAACGGACAGCGTAGTCCCGTTCCCCCTCTAGGTCAAATATATCTTCGTGATTTTCTTTCATCTTAATAAGGAACATGGACAATCCTGACGCGGGAGACTTAATAAAAAAATCGGATCTTGAAATAAAATACATATCTAGCAGGCAATTATATATTTGTTTGCGTTTGTCTTTAGAGTCGTAGTGTAAATTGTGTTTTACCCTTTCTGGTTCGGTTCTCCTTATTAATCTTATTCCTCTTGTTGATGCCCATATTTTATCAAACGCTTCATGGTCATCAGTAGCAAGATAAACGGTGTTAATAAGAAGTTTTTCTTGAGCATTTTTAATTTTTTTAATAAAAATATTTATATCTTGTTTTATATCTGTGTTTCTAAAATGAACAGACAGGTATCTTTCCTTTATGGGTTGTTCACTTTTGATTTTATTAATCACGCTTGGAGAGACCTTCAATCCCCTTATGAACGGCCTCTTTGAATACGCCCGCCACGGACCCGGGCCTCTATAAGAAAGGACGTCTACGTGAGTACAGTCCTTGGGGTTCTCGCTATATTGTAAATTTGTTTTTATATAAAAAAAATCAGAAAAGTCGTAAGGAAAGGCCTTATGTCTCTTGCAGTCAATTATTAAATATCTACCCTCCCTTTCTGCTAGAATCATAGCGTAACTAAGCCCTGAAAGCATATGAGCCAATCCCCCAGACGCCATATAATGCAGAGTGCCCTTAGTCATAAATACCTAAATAGAGTTAAATATTCTTCGCTAATAGTTTGGAGAGAGAGTTTGGGTTTTAACGATCGAATCATATCTTTTGCTATATTCCACTCTTGCTTATTAAAGGTTTCTTCTGCGTAATGTATAGCGTCTAAGATTTCATTTATTGTAAATGTTACCCCTCGGGGGTGAATTGGATCTGCGTGCGAGCAAGCATTACTACCCACCCAATAAGGGTAGTCAGGAGGAAGGAGCTCTTCGTAAGCACATTCTCTGTTAGCAATAATAACGGAATCTGTACCCGCTGCGACAGAAAGCCTTACATTCGATTTCAAGAAGTACCATATCAGACCGCTAATTGACTCCTCGCTCTCGAGCGCTCCTCTTAATGATAAGTAGCAATTATAGTTCTTTAAAAATGTCGATCCCCAATCGTTTCTAAAAGTATCACTACTCTCAAATACCTTAAGTTTTATTCTTTCTCCTATAAGGTCATATATTTCATTTTTATTAAATGCATAGAAATTTATTTTTTCTTGATTGGTATTAGGAATTAGCCTCCGGTCAATATGATGATATATACATTTGTATTTTGTCTCTGGAATAGGCAAGCAGTGCTTAATATTGTTCAAGTAAAATTTATTTGGAAAAATGATTGCATGAGCGGGTTTATTAATTAAGGGGTATCTTTTAAAAAATCTCCACTTTGCACTAGCGGGCCTAGAAAGATCTATGATATCTATAACTATCTTACAGCCATGATCCCATATTTCCGTGTAAGTATTATGATTACTACAGACTTCCCTCAGTAAGACCGCTACGGATCCCTTTTTTACTATACCTAAAGACTTGTTCCTTATCAGAAGTAAGAACTCGCTTATGTGAATCACGTGTGCTTCAATCCCATCCCGACTATTAAGCTCTGAGGCTACTTGGTGTCCTCGAATATCTACGTGTCCCCATGGCTCTTTATAAATAAACCATACTTGCACATGTTATTTTACACTTCTTAAGCTTAATTCCGTATCCCATAGTCTTTCATAATCAGGTTTTTGTTCGTATTTTGGATCGTATCCCCAAAAAATCATAGATTTAGGAATGGGTAATTCGACTACTTTCCACCCTTTGCGAAGAATCTTATTCGTGAAATGCCTCTCCCCTAACTCTTGGTGCTTTCTCCAACTATACTGTTCTTCGCCAGAGTGAAATGGAAGATTTTCCCCATGAGCCTTTAACATTATATCTCTCGTGGTTACGCCTGTTCCACCACGCGCATAACCACGCGCGGGACATACTTGACAAGTAGCAACAAACCCCACTTTAGGTTTTTCATTATCTAGAATCCCAATTGCTGTACTTAACACGTTATTCACGCTAGTTATATAGTCATCTTCAGCAAAGTACCAGTATTCATAATTGTCCTTAAATAGATTGAAGGCATAATGGAACGACCCAAACGATATTCCGTAGTTGTCTCTATGTAGGACAGTTACCCTTCCGTTTTTGGTTCGTTTCCCATTTAGTAAATTTAAATAATTTATTACTTTTGAGTCGTTATCTTCTTCATTTATCGAATTAACTATAATCAAGTCCATGGGTGCACCGTAATTTAAAGTCATTTCCTTTTCCATTATAAACCTTAGCTTCTTTAATGAGTCCTCCGGTCCTTGAGGCTGGTCGCGTCTTCTTTCTCCAGTCCAGAAAGAAATAACCTTAACTGCGTTTACTTTATCTAGGAACCGCGGGCTAATCGCAGGGCATACTACTCCATACCACGGATTACCACCGTAGGGTTTCCCCCTTTTTCGTTTCGGCTTCATTTTCCACCTAGGCATAATATATTATACTCGAAAAAGCTCACTTTTACTATTAAGTATTCTCTTGACTTCTGACTTGGAATCGGATAGTATGTGACTGGATGTCCAGAACTGTAATAGGTATAAGCGGAGTAGCGGGAGCGGGGAAAGATTTATTTTTTAATCTGTTAAGTAACGAGATAAGAGCAAGGCGCTTTGCGCTGGCGGACTCCCTCAAGTATGATGTTAGAGACTGGTGCATAAGGCGATACGGCATAGACCCGCTAGAATGCTCCAGAGAAGACAAGGAAAAAATTAGAGAGTTCTTGGTCTTTCACGGCACGTTTATGAGGAAGAGGACTCAAGGACGCTTCTGGCTTGACAAGCTTGATTACGAAATAAAAAGTTTCCTTAATAACGCCGTGACTGAAGATGTCCCCGTAATCACGGATATACGATATAGTGAGTACGATAATGATGAAGTCTCTTGGGTAAAAAAGAGTCTCGGCGGAGTACTGGTTCACGTTTCCCAATACGAAATGAAAGAGGTTACAAGCAAAAAGGAGTGGCCCAAGAAAGTCATGAAGAAGGTTTTCAGGGAGCCAATAAACCTTGAAGAAGCCAAGCAGGATCCGATTCTTAAAGGTTCTGCTGACTTTATAGTAGAATGGGAAAAAATAAAAGATGACAATCCTCTAGAATGTGAGTATCTTATCAGTAAGGTGAAAGAATTCATCGACTGGTACCATGGCGAGATTAAAAACTAGCAACGAAGAGGATTTAAATTTAATTAAATTAATTAAAAATAAGAACTGCAGCGACAGTTTTGTTTTACTTACAGACAAGCACTCAAAGCTTTTTTATGCCATTTGTAACAAGTTCGCCGGCAAGCTGAATATAGACGAGATACGCAAAGATAGAGACTTCGTATTTTACAAGGCAGCAATCTCTTTTAAGACAGACAGGAAAGCGAAGTTTTCTACTTGGCTAGGGAACTATACTCGATACCACTGTTTAAATTATATAAAAAACAATAGCAAATATATCTGCTCAGAAGAAGAAGCTATTAACCATTTCTTCAATAAAAAATCTATAGAAGATTTTGACCCAAAAGACGAGGCAAAAAATGACGTAGAGCACGCCTTTGATATCCTAAGTAAATTATCGGACAAGAGGATATTTAAAATTTTTAAATTAAGATACCTGAACAAAAGCCAAAAGCTAACTTGGAAACAGATTGCTGAAGAATTTGACTTGACCCCGCAAACAATTATAAATCTGCACACCAAAGGGCGTAGGGTATTAAGAAAAAAGATGAAAAAAAATAAATTATTTATTTGACAGGGCCTTGGAAGGCTGTTATAGTATTGGTATGAGTGATACATCAAATAAGAGTGAATGGTCGGACCGTGAAATTGGAGCGTTGTGGAAGAGAGACAACGGTAATCAAAAATACCTTACTGGTAAAATGAAGAATGCTGACGGCACGGAACAGCAAGTAGTAATTTTTTCCAATAAACACAAGAATAAAGAGAATCAACCAGATTTTCGAGTCTACAAGTCTGAACCGAGAAACGCTCAGGTCGAGGAAGGTTCAGTGGAGGGCGTATCTGAACAAGAAGACCTTCTCTAATGAAATTAGCCTTTAACTGCCCCGTTAACTCTGTTTCGTTCGGTCAGGTTTCCTTAGGTCTTTTAAGGGAAGCTTACGAAAGAGGATGCGGGGTGTCCCTCTTACCTATCGGTGAGAAGTTGGACCTTACGTCTCAGAGCAATAAAGATAAGGCCTTTGTGGGCTGGCTCGAAGGGGCAGTTAAACATTTTCAACGCGATCATGTTTTTAGTGATCACCCCACTTTTAGATTGTGGCATATTAATGGGTCTATTGGTCGCGTTTCTGACAAACAATTACTGTTTACGTTCTACGAGCTTGATTCGCCAACGGATGTAGAAGTTAACATATTAAAACAACAGCCGCTAACTCTTGTTTCTTCAAGATATACAAGAGATATCCTATTATCCAAGGGGATAGAAAACGTAAAATATTGTCCACTAGCATTTGATACGAATAATTTCAAGGCAATCGATAAAGAGTACTTTGAAGATGATCGAATAGTTTTTAACTTATGCGGTAAGTTCGAATTCAGGAAAAGGCACGAGAAGATTCTTAGAGCGTGGACTAAAAAGTACGGGAATAATAGAAAATATTTCTTGCAGTGTGCTTTATTTAATCCCTTTTTGGACGCACAAGCCAATAACGAGCTAGTAGCCAGAGCATTAGAACATAAGAAGTATTTTAACATGTCCTTTTTTCCGCATATGAAAACTAATGCGGAGTACAACGATTTTTTAAATTCGTCTAATATTGTAATAGGTATGTCGGGGGGAGAAGGCTGGGGACTCCCAGAATTCCAAAGCGTAGCTATGGGCAAGCATGCAGTAATGCTAAACGCTCATGCTTATAAAGACTGGGCCAACGAGAAGAACGCGGTTATGGTAGATCCCGTTGGAAAAATCGATGCGTATGATGGAATATTTTTTAAAGAGGGGCAAGACTTTAATCAAGGACAGATATACGACTGGGATGAAGATGACTTTATTAGTGCATGTGAAGAAGCAATAAAGCGCGTGAATAAAAACCCCCTAAACGAACAGGGCTTGTCTATTCCAGCGAATTTCTCTTATCAATCTATGTTTGATACCATCTGGAAAGAGATGGAGACCATGTAAGATGCCTTTATATGTCTTTCAACACCCCACTTCGGGCCAAGTTATTGAGCTTGTTCAAAAAATGACAGAGGAACATCAATATATTGATGACGAGGGAACAAAGTGGAACAGGGTATGGGCGGTACCGCAAGCCTCTATTGATACAAATGTAAATGCGGAATCTTCCGCGGACTTTGTCCATAAAACTCGCGACAAAAAAGGTACGGTAGGAGACCTCTGGTCTTTATCTAGAGAAATGAGCGAAAAAAGAGCTAGGATACATGGAGGCAAGGATCCAGTACTAGAGCAGTACAACAAGAAGCAGAAGGATCTACGTAAAGGAAAAAAGTCGTTAGACCAACGAGGTTGATACACGGTTTAGACTGTCTTTCGTTTTTTTCTTACTTCTAATAGATTTTTCTTTCTTTTAACTAGGATAAGATGTAAGATAAACATATAAAATGAGTACCCCCGCCCTGAACGTAAAAAAAAGAAACGGAAGATTAGAGAAGTTAGATATTAATAAAATTAATTTGTGCGCAACGAGATCGTGCGATGGGATAGATAATGTTTCGGCTAGTGAAGTAGTTTTAGATGCACAAGTTCAGTTCTATGACAAAATTACAACCAAGGAGATAGATCAAGCGCTCGTGATGTCTGCGCGAACAAAAATAGAAAAAGAACCTAATTATTCATACGCTGCAGCCAGACTTCTATTAGGGAACATACATAAAGAAGTTTTTGGGGAGAGTAGAGACAAGGACGGCTTTGAGCATCAATATAAATTAAGCTTCATAAGGAACATTAAAAAACTAGTTAACGAGGGAATACTAAATAAAAAATTACTGTCTTTCGACTTAAAGAAGTTATCAGAATCTCTTATTCTTGACAGGGATTATAAATTTAAGTATCTTGGTTTACAGATCCTTTACGATAGATACTTTCATCACGTGAACGGTGTTAGGCTAGAAGCTCCACAGTCATTCTGGATGCGCGTAGCCATGGGTCTAGCTTTAAATGAAAAAGATAAAGAAAAAAAGGCTATCGAATTTTACCACGCAATTTCATCGTTTAGGTTATGCCCTTCTACGCCTACCCTTTTTAATAGTGGGAGCACTCGTAGTCAGCTTAGTTCTTGCTACCTCAACACTTTTGATGATAGCATCGATGGCATATTTGAAGGCGCGTGGCAGGAAGCTAGAAAATCTAAGTTTGCTGGAGGGTTAGGTTTTGATGTTACCAATTTTCGATCAGCGGGCTCTTATATCAAGGGAACCAACGGCTCGTCTAGCGGTCTTATCCCTTGGCTCAAGATTTTTAACGATCTTCTTGTGGCGGTTAACCAAGGAGGGAAAAGACCGGGGGCAGGGTGCGCCTACCTAGAGCCATGGCATTTAGATATTGAAGATTTTCTTGATCTTAAAAAAAATACGGGTGATGAGCGCAGAAGGTGCCATGATCTGAATACGGCGAATTGGATACCGGATCTTTTTATGCGAAAAGTGGAGACTGACGATGACTGGTATTTATTTTCCCCATCCGAAGTGGACCTTCATAAATATTACGGTGAGGAATTCGATAAGAGGTACGAGTCTTACAGTAAAATGGCCGATAATGGGGAGATTAATAATTTTAAAATCATTAAGGCTAAAGAGCTCTGGAAAAAAATGCTAAGAGCCCTATTCGAAACGGGACACCCTTGGATTACTTTTAAGGACAACGCGAATGTCAGGTACTCTAATTCCCATCAGGGGATAATTAATAGTTCTAACTTGTGTACAGAAATCTTCTTACACACGAAGCCGTCACAATATGACAACGGTGAAAAAAGCGAGGTGGGAGAAACGGCGGTTTGTAATTTGAGCTCAGTGAACCTTAAAGAACACCTAAAGAAAAACGGGAAATTAGACTTTAAGACTTTATCCAAAACCATAGCAGTTCAAATGAGAATGCTAGATAACGTTATTGATTTAAATTTTTATCCGACTAAGGAAGCCAAAAAGGCTAACCTCAGTCACCGTCCGGTGGGAGCGGGGACCATGGGATGGGCAGACGTTTTTCATTCTTACAAGGTTGATTTTTCTAGTGATGACGCGGTAAAGTTTTCGGATGAACTGTATGAATTTATCTCTTATAATTGCATTTTAAATTCTAACAAGCTCGCCTCAGAGAGGGGGGAATACTCTACGTATGCGGGCTCTAAGTGGGAAAAGGGAGAGCTACCCATAGACACATACAAAGACTTAATGGGCTACTTAGGAAGTAAGCCGATCGTTCATAGGGGCAGAAAATATACGCCCGAGGTAGACTGGAAGAGCCTAAGGGAAAACGTAAAAAATAACGGGATAAGGAACAGCAATACCATGGCTATAGCTCCCACAGCGACTATATCCTACATACAGGGATGCTCCCCATCTGTTGAGCCAGATTTTTCTACACTGTTTGTCTATGAGAACAAGAGTGGAAACCTTTTTATTACTAACGAATGGTTCGTTAAAGAATGCAAACAGCTTGATATTTGGAATAAGACGCTAATAGAAATGCTCAAGGCCGTAGACGGGGACATTTTACGACTAAACGGTGAATTACCAGACGATCTTAAGAATCGGTACCGCACAGCCTTTGATCATGATCAATTTAAATTGGTAGAGGCTGCGGCAGCTAAACAAAAGTGGATTGACATGGGGCAGTCTTTAAACTTATTCAACAACAAGACCTCACTTAAACATTTAAATGATTTATACTTTCACGCTAGACAATTAGGCCTAAAAAGTACATATTATTTAAGGAATAAAAGTGCAAGCGAAATTGAAAAGGCTACGGCTAGTAGTGACATTAGTAATACTGATTCAAGCGATAACGATGATTCTGAGCCTGTTGTGCAAGCTTGCTCTGTCCTAGACCCGACCTGTGAGAGTTGTCAGTAGCCGTTATGGGGTGTAAATATCCCCATGGACAGATTATTAGAGCTATTGTCGGAGCCGAGAATGTTTACTGACATTTCGAACCGCTCTCGAGGCTGCAATTATCTCTACGGACTATACGACCTAATAAAAGAGAATGTAACAAAATGCGATAATATAGTAGAAATAGGTTCTCACAGGGGGGTTTCCACAGAGCTTTTAGCTATGTTTTCGAACAGGGTTTACGCCGTGGACCCGTGGGATTTAGTGGAAGAGTATGACGAAGCCTCATTTTCCATGGACGCGAAAAGCGCAGAAAAGGAGTTCAGAGAGAGGCTATCTAGCTACAATAATGTAGAAGTAATAAAGGATTTTAGCGAAAATGCCTATAAATTATTTGAAAACGAGTCAATAGATATGGTATATATAGACGGATGGCACGAACAAAGTGCCGTCGAGCAAGATATACTCAATTGGTATCCGAAAGTTAAAAGGGGAGGGGTAATTTCCGGTCATGACGGCAGAAACGGCTCAGTAAATAGTGTTATGCTAAGACTATTAGGAACAGTTGGGTTAAAAAGATATTCCGATACCAGCTGGAGATATATAAAATGAAAGAATATAACATAGAATTAAACGAAGAGCAGAGCATCAAAGCTGCAGACGGAGTGTTAGTAAATGAAGCAGGATTATGCTTGCAAATTTATCAGGATTTAGTTAAAATAGAGGCTGAACATCCAGAAGACGTTTTAATTAGAAGTATATTAGAACAGATACTATCTCAGGAATTCGGCGGTAAAGAGAATATTGTATTTCCAGATTACTATAAGCCCGAAGGGGAACGAGTAGAGACTACGATAACCAGCAGTGAGCAACAAAACTAATTTAATTTTGGGGGAAGAGATCGCAGGGGTAAATCAAATTTTACCTCATAAGCATAGATTTGCTTGGGACCTTTTTCTTAAAGGTGTAGCAAACAATTGGTCACCGGCAGAGATTAACATGTCCGAAGATGTTGCTCAGTGGAAGTCGGATTCCCTTAGTAAAGACGAAAAGCTTTTAGTAAAAAGGTGTCTGGGGTTTTTTGCCGGAAGTGAATCCTTAGTGGGCAATAATTTGCTCCTTACTGTAGCGAAGTGGGTAACAGACCCTGAATGTCGCCAATATATTCTAAGGCAAGCCTACGAAGAATCACTTCATAATTGGACAGTGGTTACATGTTGCGATTCTTTTTCGTTAAAGGTATCGGACGTATATGAAGCCTACGTTAATATACCTTCGATCAAAGCGAAGGACGATTTCTTAATGGAGATAACGTCAGATGTTAATAGGCAAGATTTTTCAACAAAATCCGTGGAAGGAAAAAGAGAATTCTTAAGGAACTTGATTACCTATTACATAGTTTGTGAAGGAACATTTTTCTTTAGTGGTTTTGCTATGTTGCTGGCCTTAGGGAGACAAAACAAATTGCCGGGACTATCAGATCAAATCAGGTATACGCTTAGGGACGAAAGTTTACATATAGAATTTGGAACTTATTTAATTAACACAATCAAAGAGCAATACCCATCGGTGTGGACAAAAAAGTTTGAAGAAGAGACTGTGGACAATATTAAAAAAGCGGTAGAGCTTGAAATAGCCTACTCGCATGACGTGCTTCCACGAGGTATACTTGGCTTAAATGCAGATATGTTTGTTGACTATATGCAGTACATAGGTAATCGCAGGTTCGAAGGGATCGGCATAGATTTTCGTTTTGATAGCGACAACAATCCATTTCCATGGCTATCTGAGGTAGTTGATACCGGAGCGATGACAAACTTTTTTGAAAGGAAGGTAAAGGATTACCAAAATTCTGGCATGCTGGAAGATGATTTTTGAAATGAAAGTATTAATAACAGGAATTCTTGGGCAGGACGGCGCGAACATGGCGGAGTTCCTGTTGAGACATACAGATCACCAAGTTTACGGAATGATGCGCAGAGTAGCGACACCCAACTTCGCAAACATAGCTTCCTTTAAGCGTAATCTTCGGTTCAATTTAGTTTACGGAGACCTTACGGATGAAGTTAGCCTAAACGAGCTAGTTAAATCTATTAAACCAGATTATTTTATTAATTTTGGAGCGAATAGCTTTGTGGGGTGCAGCTGGGACATGCCGGTTCATATGTTTGACGTGAATACTTTGGGAGTTATCAGGTGTCTAGAAGCGATTAAAAATTTCCAGCCAAAATGCAGATTTTACAGCGCGGGAAGCAGTGAACAATTCGGTAATGTGGACTACTCTCCACAGGATATGAAACATCCCATGAAGCCCCGGAGTCCTTACGGAGCATCGAAGTGCGCCGCGAATCATGTAGTAAAAGTTTATCGAGAGTCTTACGACCTGTACGCAGTGCACGGAATACTATTTAATCACGAGGGGACGAAGAGAGGGGAGGAGTTTGTAACTAGAAAAATCTCTAAAGGGGTAGCGAGAATATACCATAGTGGCGCTTCCGAATTTGATCCGATCGAGTTGGGGAACCTAGATGCAAAAAGGGATTGGAGCGATAGTGAAGACTTTGTAAGGGGCGTTTGGTTAATGCTGGATCAAGACGAACCGATGGATTATGTACTAGCTAGCGGAGAGATGCACTCCATCAGAGAGTTCGTGGAAAAAGCTTTTAGCGCGGCAGGAATAAATGGGCGATGGGAAGGAGAAGGGTTAGATGAAGTATACGTAAAAGAAGGTAGCGGTAAGGAAGTTTTAGTTAAAATTAACCAACAATTTTACAGGCCCGCTGAAGTGGAGCAGTTAATGGGCGACCCGACAGAGGCTAAAGAAAATTTAGGCTGGACCCCAGAAGGGAATATAGACTCTCTCGTTGAGAAGATGGTAAAGCATGATGTTAAACTGCAAGACAAAAACGAAGACGGATTATCATAGGTTAATTGTTAGTCAGTTTTGTGAGTACGAAAAGGGAACTTACGGAGCGAAATTGAACGAAGCAGTGAAAGCTTACGCGGTTAATCCCGACCCCGAGTTTTGGGACTGGATGTTTATAAATTGCAGTCTCAAGGTAAATTGTCCATCTTATTTTACAACGCCAGAGGGTATAGAATTTATTGTAAACAAAAAAAAGTTGATGAACATGAACTATAAAGCAGTATTGACAAACGTAGAACTTTATGGTAAATTGGGTGAAGATAAAGAGATCAAAAAGAAAAAGGGTCTCTTAGATTTTATAAGAGATGGCGAAAAAGAAGGCAGTTAGTTCTAACACATCTCCCCAACAGCAAATTCAAGCATATCTTGAGCAGCACAAGGGGGATCATTATAACTTTGAAGAGGAGAGGACATATAGCGTGTCTAGTGGTAGCCTACTACTAGACATCGAAATGGGCGGGGGAATAAAGCCCGGGATTGTTAGAGCTTCTGGGGTGTCCGAGGGTGGCAAAACGTCCTGCGCGCTCGCTTTCGCGCGGAACTTTCAAAAAATGGATAACTCTATGGTTATTTATATCAAAGCTGAAGGTAGGCTTTCCGCAGAGATGGTAGAAAGATCAGGAGTAAATACAAATGAAGATAAATGGTTTGTTTTTAAATGTAATGTATATGAAGCTGTTATTGATTTCATGCGCCAGATGGTTAAGGACAATCCCTCTGACACAAGATACATGTTTATTATTGATTGCATGGACGCTTTGGTACCTAGGGGTGATTTAGAGAAGGGCGCGGACGAAGCGATTAAGGTCGCGGGAGGCTCGCTACTTAGCTCTGATTTTTTAAAGCGCATGGCCCTAGGATTAGGTACGAGAGGTCATATTTGTTATATGATTTCTCAGGTCAGGACGAAGGTCTCCATTAATCCTTACGAAAAATCTGACCCGCGACTAACTAACGCTTCAGGAGGAAATGCCATGTTACACTACAGTGATTGGATTTTAGAATTTCAGCCTCGCTGGAACAAAGACTTAATAACCACGCAACCTAATGGTAAAGGTGAGCAATTAGGTCACTGGTGTAAGGTGATTTTTAGAAAATCTACTAACGAAAAGACCGGGGTAGAGGTTCGTTATCCTATTCGTTATCGTTCTCAGGCAGGGAAAAGTATATGGGTAGAATACGAGGTCGTGGATATGCTACTGGCTTGGGACATGGCCAAGGCAAAGGGTGCGTGGGTTACAATATCTGATGAGCTAGTAGAAGAAGTAAAAAAAGAAGTCAAGCTAGAACTTAAAAAACAGCATCAAGGGATGGATAATTTACGAAAATACTTTGAAGAGAATAAGGAAATAGGTAAATTTTTATTTAATAAATTTAGAGATGTGTTAAAAAAAGCATGATAAAACTAAAAAAAACTTTTAGGTCTCTCATAGGAGCCGCTGGAGGTACAGATAAAGAAAAAAATCACCCCTACGGTACTATCTATGATTTAGTTTTTAATCATCAATACCTTCAAAAAGGCGAAGCGATATCCGTGTTAGAGATAGGAGCATCAAAGGGGGGTTCCATGGTCGCCTACATAGAGCAAGGAGAGCAGTACATAAATAAAATTGTAGGGATAGACATTCAACATAAAGTAAGAAAAGCTTACAGACATAGAATAGAGGAAACACCTTATGCGCATGTAGAAATCGGTAATGCGTACACAGATGAGTTTACCAAAGAGATAGAAAAAAAGTATGGTAAATTTGACATAATTATTGATGACGGGCCGCATAATTTAATATCTCAAGAGTTTTTTTTACGAGAGTATTATGATTTACTAAATGAAGGAGGAGCCCTTTTAGTCGAAGACGTTGCGTACGGTCAGCGATCTCTTTCCGGCACCGAGCACTGGCCCATGTTACCGCAGCAGCAGCCATGGCTCGAGGACCTTAAAAAAATTAAAGAGGAGCTTGATTTGTACATTATAGACCTAAGACATAACATGACCCGAGATAAGCTTAACGATTCAGTTATTATTTTAAGACACAAACAACCTTGACCTTTTGTCACAATAGTGTATATTATATATGTAGGCTCTGACGTTAAATCGCGTAAAAATAGGTGGGGATCAAACACCCCTACTTCGTCAGGGTCTCTTTGATTTTTCTTTTACTTAGTGCTAACTTTACCCCGTGAGACTTTATAATATCAAGGGTAAACTGCAGTCTAGGCTAGTTTCCAAGTTTCTTATTGATTGGGATAAAAAGTCTAGGTCGAAAATCCAGTTCAAAGTCAAACAATTTCTTAAGCCTTATTGGCAAAATCATATAGTTTATGAGGAGTTTCCCGTATACGGAACTCGGCTTAAAGTTGACTTATTAAATGCCACTAAGAAGGTGGCTGTTGAAGTCAACGGAAGGCAGCACAGTAGCTTTAATAAATTCTTTCATAATAACTCCCGCGCAGAGTATTTAAAATCAATAAAAAGAGATGTTGAAAAAGCTAATTGGCTAGAATTAAATGAGTATACCCTTATTGAAATAGAAGAAGATGAAGTTCCTAATCTAGGAAGAGAATTTATATTAAAAAATAAGAAAAAGATTATATAATAGAGATATCCTATGCCATGTACTAAATCCAGTGTATTAGTTTTTAAGGTTACGTTCAGATGCGACTTGGGCGCAGATAACACTGGCGGCTGGGTCATGGCTGGGAATAATAGTTGCCAAGACTGTGATAACAATACCGTTGGCAACCTTACAGATCATGCAGAGGTTAGTTATGTTGGTAGCACCTGCACAAGCCAAGCGACGAATACTTGGGTAGTAGCCGCGATTAATGACCCCGATTTCCCTGCGGGTACATTTACATCTAACTCCGGAGTAGAACAGGACTATATATTTAGACTATCTCACTACACGGATGGCGGGGGAAATTTAGGTTCGATCATAGGTAACTGTACCACGGATCCTTATTCGGGTGATTGTGTAGATGTAACAGGGAATACTTGTGAGTCAAGCAGGGCTTGCGATTTTGTAAAGAGAGCGTTCGTTGACGGAGAGTACTCCTTACCAGCCATCACGGAGGCATTTAGGATTGCTCGTGGTTGCGGAACACACACGGCTACAGCCACAGTAAGTGAGACGCCAACGTTAACAGCTACAGCCACGATAAGCGAAACGCCGACGTTGACGTCTACAGCGACAGCAACATCTACAGTAAGTTACACTCCGACGTTTACGGCGACAGATACAGGAACATTCACAGCCACCTCGACCCTAAGCGAAACGCCGACGTTTACGGCGACAGCAACAAGCTCATTCACGGGAACAGCGACATCGACCGTGTCTGATACATTAACGTCTACAGCGACAGCGACAGCAACAAGTTCATTCACGGCAACTTCCTCAGATACCGCGACAGCGACTGGAACCTTCACTTCTACAGCTACTTCGACAGTATCCGAAACGCCCACGATGACCGCTACGGCTACGTCGACAGTCTCGAACAGCCCAACGGCCACAGCAACAGCGGTTTCGGGCCCAAGAGTAAAGGTAATTCTTTGTTCGGATGTATATGACGGAAATTTCACTAATTTTAAGTATCTTGCTTACGATGCGGAAAGTAATAACGCAATCACTCAGCGTCTAAAGGCGGATAGAGGCGCGAACTTCAATACCCCGGCGAGGTGGGGTAGAGCCATTCATGCAGATGACGGAAACTGCTATTACGTAGTCAGTTTGGCGGCCACACAGTTATCAGTCGGCGGCGTCGGTGGGATCACCGTTCATGCTGGTTGGGCGCTGGAGTCATCCATAGTCAGCGGCAAAACAGCCCATAAGTGGTGGCTTGAACTCGGGCATTTTGGCCCCAATATTAGTGCAGTTTCGACAATTTCTAACGCAAACCAAATTTCTAGTACGGGATTTACATCTTCAGGCTCAGCAGGGTCTGGTAGCCATTCCGGTTGGAGTGGGGTCTTTGGTCACGTCGGCAAAAACGATTGGCAGATGAGGCTCGACTGTCCGCCACAACAAGATTGCGCCTACTGGCTATGTGATCCATCTAGATCAGGTTTAAATTGTGGAGCCACAGGGACCGCTACGGCAACAGCAACTGAAACGACAACATTCACAGCCACTTCGACCCTAAGCGAAACGCCGACGTTGACGTTGACGGCGACAGCAACATCAAGTTTAAGCGAAACATTCACCGCTACATCTTCAGCTACGGTAACAGCCACAGCTACATCGACCTTAAGCGCAACGCCTTCGACTACAGGGACAACGACAGCTACAGCAACAGTAAGCGACACAGCAACGTCAACAGTTTCAGCGACAGCAACAAGCTCATTCACGGCAACAGCGACTTCAAGCCTTACTCCTACGATGACAGCTACGGCAACAGCCACAGCTACATCTACAGAGATGCTTAAGCCCGTTTATGTCTGCCTAGCTATCTTGCCAAAATGTGGGCACGGCGGTAACCTAGGCGCAGGCAGCATCCATAATGATCACGCAGTAATAGCTATGCATCCGTCTTTTCCGAACGGAAATATGGACATGTCCTCTTGGGAAGCGTGGAACAAAGAAAGCGGCACTTATGTTTCTACGCCCAAATACGTTATTGAAGCGGAACATTTGGAACCGTCTTTCAATCAAGAGTGTTACCAGATGCATTACCCACCGGGCGCGGGTGACCCAGCGGGAGGTTTTGATGCTAGAGTTTTTGAGTTTGACCTTACTGAATGGGTTAGAAATGGTGAATCAAATATTAATGATGCGCTGATGTTCACTCAGCCGCTTGGAGGCCACGGACTAGGTATGGCGTTTCGTGATGAGGTAGATGGACGAGGCGGGAGAAGGCGCCTCCGCCGCGGCGAACAAAAGGTCCGTGCTAGCCGAAACCCGGCGGCTATCGCAGTTTTACAAGCATGGCTGAGCCGGATTGGTGGATCTGTGTCGACGTTTACAACGTATATAGATTCTCTAGCCGTCGCTGATCGAACGAAACATAAAACGGGTTGTCAATCTTGCGCTGGAGGGACGATAGCAAAACCCAAGCTTACTGTCCAATTTGGTGCGCAAGATCCCATAACGACTAATTGGAACGTTTCGGATTACGATACCGTCTGCGCTGGCGGATCCGACTGTGACGGAATAGCTTCGCCTAAGATCACCAACGCGTCACAAGGTAAATCGAACGTAGAAGAAACAAATGAGGACACAGCATTCATGGCGGGTCTTCAGATAACATTAAATAATAGCAATAGTTCGACTGAAGTCTCAAATAAATATGGCATCTCGTGGGTATGTGAAGGTTTTGCTATTTCCCATAATGCGCCAGAGGGATGGTCATTTCCCAGTGACGTAATAGCTGGCGTCTCTAAGTACGATATATTACCCAAAACAACAATCTCCAGTCGGGGCGCTTCTAACCCGGAGAGTATATTTCATGAGCCTAATATTAGCAAAACCCGGAATCCTCTGACCGGCAGATCACCGTCGGACAAACATATCGGCTCAGGAGCAGAAGCGATTAATAACGAGTATGGAGCCGACTTGAGCGAAGAGGCTATTCAAACTCCGGAGCAAAGCCTTATTTCAGAGAATCTTTCTTGGAAGTTAGCCGCGAAAAATTCCATAAGGTACGAATTTAGAGCTGAACAAGTGGTTCACCCCTGCCCCGGCAGCGCCTCGCTTACTATTGACAAGAACAAAGGCTGCGCTCATGAACAAACTTTTACCGCCCGTAGCATTTCAAAACAGCAAGATTATAATTTTGTTCTGTCTATGAAAGATTCGTATACTTCCGCGACCACCAACATAATGCGCACGCCCAAGGTCAGTACAGACAACACATGGGATCTAGCGCAGATAAAAGCGGCAGAATATGTGCACGATATAGGTAATTTGGCTGATTTAATTGGCGCTGCGGGTAGTTCGGCAATTACTGATGACTATCCATTTACTTTTTTTATTAAGAATAACGGCATAGGTTCGTTGGGTTTTCCCAAGCACGACCGGATCAACTCAAGCTTAATGGGTAATATTACAGTTGACGGTATGCAGTTTAAAGTCAATTACGCGGATCCGGGTGATAACACTTTTGGGATAGTAGTGGCTCGCTCAACGGATATGGGCACATCATGGCAGAGAGTATCAAGAGCAGACCAAAATAAAGTTTGGGGATCAATATCCCTAACTAATGGCTTTGCTACTGCCGGCCGCGCAAATTGGGTTACGGCTGGGCAGAGAACGGTAAGATGGCGAATGACCACCACTGAAAGTTTTAGTTTTAATTTGAACCCCAAGAAAATGTTAACCGATAGTTCGCCGCTGTCTGTGGGAGACTATAGGCTATACGTTATTCTCGGTTTGTATAATGCCATGGCGGGGACAACACCAGACGCCGTACCTGTTTCAGTTGTTCCAGTAGTGATAAAATGGAGTATTCCTTCGGATTATGCGCGCTCGAGTCAACAAGAAGTACCTGTATATAGTCGAAGCACTACCAGACGTAGGAGGTGATGATAATAAAGAATCCCCGAAAACCCCCCCAATAACATTAAAAAGGTTGAAGGTGAGCTAATAGAGTGTAAAAATAAGTGACCATTCGAGTCAGTTATGGGAGACAATAGTTCAGCCAGCGGCGGTTCAACCGCCCCATCGACAACCCTCGGTACAGAAAATACGTGGAATGTGTCGTTAGAGAGGATACAGGGAGCGGGGACCGCGTTCTTTTGTACTATCGAAATCATACAGTGGGATCCCGACAGGAATACTTACGACGGGTTTGACAGCACAAAGCTTTGGGCTGAGAGCCACAGCAGCAAAGCTATTTGTATAAACGATAGCCCCAACGTAAACATCCCAATCAAACAGGCGGATGGCTCCCCGCATATAACCCCCTTTGATACAACTGACCTATCGAAACCCCTCGTATTAAAAATGGAGGGCTGTTCGGTCACCAGCAGTGATCCGACACTAGAAATTGCTTTAGTAAGGTTAAAGGTAAAAAGCTGGTCTTCCGAGGCTGAAGCAAAAGCTGGAGCCGTTGGCGGGACTTTACCTGACGGAAGTACTCCAGTGGCGATCGATGATGATGCGCAGGTTTTTGAGTTAACGACGCTCCCAGACTCGGTATATTATTTAAAGTTTAAACCTTGCGCCGGCGCGGATGATATGAGCGCGCCATGGACTTCGCAGCCAGTAGGATCGACTCATAGATGGGGAGGTGGAGGTCCGGGCGGCGGCATTACGAAGCCTGATTCCTCATTTTATGAAAGCCCCTGCAAGGCGTCATACAATACCAAGAATCTTGAGTACTTGAAAATAGTAGATGACGAATGGGGTGGAGCAGGCAAGCCCGTTGTGGGAGACGTCTTTAAGTCGGACTTAAGTTGTATAATACAGGTCGGCAGCCGGGGGTCAGACGGTACAGTTACGCCCGGTACGGTCGGACCCACCGCTTGTGGGGCAACCCCTTCAAATCATGTTTCATTCAAGGAGTGTTATGAAATTACTGAGTACATGGATGAAGACAAGTGGAAACTAGAATCTGCGAACGCAAGTCCTCCCGGCGGCGATTTTAGTAAAAGAATTTATAATCATGGCACTGCCTCGAACGACGCAACAACTATAAATCCCAAGACGGGAGGAGGGGGAGCTTTGTACAGGGGCGGGAGATTCCAGTGTGCTTCTACGGCCGCGGGCGGAACAGGTAGTGTTTGGGCCTGCATCGGTAACGAGACCATGGACGAATATCATCTTTCAGAGGCCTTAGCTAAGAGCTTAATATCTATGGGATGGGGGGAAGGCTTGTCTAATTTTAGAGCGACAGCTTTTGAAACCACGATAGATCATGTTCAAAAAGGGCTAGCAGGGGCGCCGTCTGCAACGAAGGTCGCTTGGACTAGGATGGTGGGAGCGGGACACACAAGGGTACATAGAGCTTCATTACCGGGCTCATCAAGTAATTACAACTGGAATGGGGAAGTAACTTTCCAACCTAGCACGTCTTCTGGATACGGTAAACCTTTAGTGGATAGTGTCTCCCTGTGGTATGCATTTACAACTTCAGCGTCACAGTCTTACGATTTCTTTGATCGATATAGGCAGCAAATAGAAATTGAGGTTAATAAAGCGCGAAAGATGAAAGGGAGCGAAGCAACGCTCGATTATGAAGTAGTTAGAGCTTGGGATCCGGAATATAAAAAGATATTTATTGAACAAACGATGCAGAACTCCGCCTCCCTTGCTGTAGGCGGAAAAATAAATGAAAATTTTGAGTTCGGTATATCTATGAACGTCTCTCAGACGACCAGAGAAGGCGTGGACGGTTATGAAAATCCTACTACCGAAACCTCGACAAACGTATCTTGCAGAGCGTACGTTACGTGGAGAGACCTGTTGACTTACGCTTCTGGAGACGGAGACCCAGACGCAGAAGGTAGGTGGACAGATGCTGTCACGGTAGCGATTGATTTAGGACAAGCTGGAGGTACGGTAAAGAAAAAGATGTCTTACTTTAAGACTGACCCAGCGACAGGCAACCCCATTCATGCAACGACTACCGAAAGGGCGCATAGACTAGACAGCAACGGTAATCCCGTAAACGGTAATGCACACGGTCCGGGTTCCCCAGCAGATATTTTTGCGCAAGAGGAGGTCGCAGGAGATTGGAAAGATAGTCTTTTTGAGATACAGAGTATTAGTATTAATTATGATTTAAAATCAAATAACGGCTGGGCGATAAGCGTATCCTCAAGCTATAACCCAGCAACAGGAGCTACTAATATAAACCCGAGCGTATCGTACACTTCTGAGATACCCGGTTGGGAAAATGTCGTATATAGTTTAGATTGGAATCCAGATAAAAGTAGCCCCGGATTATCATTAGCGTATAGGAGTGATGACATTTTTCAAAAACTAACCGACAGAGGCCTAGGGACAGAAACATTTTTCGGCAGACCGATGAAGCTTTTCCTTAATGCGGGGATTTCCGTTGAAGAAGTAGGCGGGCTGGGCGCGGGGAAAACACTCAAACCGAGTTGGAGTTTTAACGGAACTTGGGGTAGGCCAGCGGGGCAAAGTATTCTCGAAGGGTTCAATTATGATATTAATATCCAAGAAGGAAGGCTGGCAATCAGTAATGCCGTAAATCTTTACACGCATACGACGGAGACAGATCAAGTTCAGGTTAGTTGGGGATTTGATGCAGACCTCGGCGACCCAACCGCCCCGTTTTGGGGAGGGGTAGGACTGGATAATTCCGGAGTCCACTTCGGGCTTGATGTAAAATTTGAGAAAAATATCGCCGAATTCGGAGACGTATGGGGTAAGCTTATTTTAAGATCGAACTTTACAGCTGGACTAAGGGCAGGAACTAGAGTGGGAACAGGCGGGGGAATCTCTGGTGGGATGGCACAGTTTGGTCTTTTCGGTAGAGTAGGAATTGAGTGGGACAACGGTATATTGGGGTGGTTAAAATTTCCATTAAATGTTATCCCCGGAATTGGTGCAGCTTTTGGCTGGAATTTTGTTTTAAGAGCGGAGTCTACCTACGGAGGGACCGTAACGGGAGCGCAGGCCGTAATGGCGCTGGGTCCGATAATGTGGAACCTTAAGCCTGTAGATAAACTTCGCGAGCATCTCCGAAGACAACGGGACCCTTGGGTAGAAGACATTCCTCTTATCGGAGGGATATTGTCAACTTTACCTGTTGTTGGCGTTCTTGGTCCCCTCGAAAATGAAATACAATATTTAGCTAGAGCGGGTTCGTATAGAGCGTTCGCTTCACTTGGGGCAGCAGCAAAAAGCTGTAGGGATAAACAGAAGACGGCTTTTAGAACGATGTGGCAGGCTATAGTTTCTTACCAAAGAGGACTTGGGGTCAATAGCGTAAAACCCTGCTTAGCTCAAGATTATACTGATGATGGGGGGACTGTCCACCCGGGCGTGGATGCTTTCTGGGAAATCGATTCAAGTGGAGTAACGCATTTAGTTATAAAGATTCCAGCGGGGTTCTATCAGCACGCTAATCAGAGAAAGTCTTCATATTGGTATCATTATGATAGTATATATCATCGAAACCCCGCCACTGAAAGAGCTCGCAAAACGGCTGCTCAGCGCGCTGTCGCGACAGATGGCGATGGTGCCGATTTAGCGGGCCACCCAGTCCCAGCAAGTGATGTGGAAATCCGAGCAGGAGATAGTGCTAAAATAAGAAAGTATCTTTCTGGCGAACGCTGGTGACTAATTGCTTGTGAAGACGACAATTCAGGTTACCCCGCCTGTAGATTAAAGAAAAATTTCTTTGAAGTGAGAAATTCGGTGAACCCACAATACCATGCTCGATTTAATATTGATAAGAAAAAGTGGCTAGATAGGCATAAGCCCTGTAATTGTTTGCGTTCAGAATTTG